CAGAAGTATTTATGGGAATGGGTACTGATGATGGTACTATCATGAGTAATATGGAAGAAGTTTCAAATAAAAAGAAAGCAAACTTAGATACTTCAATGGATACTTTAATGGGGGCTTTAGATGGTGGTGATGAATTTCTTATTAGCTCTGCAGCTAAGGCTGTAGAAAATGCTACTGAAAACTTAGCAACTAGTAATATATCAGGAGCTACTCAAAATACAAATGATAAATCTTGGAAGCATAAGTATGCAGTAGATGAACATAAACAAATTAAAAAGAAAGTAGAGAATTTAGAAAACTTAAAGAACAATGCATTAGAAAATGGTAATACTGCTTTAGCTGCTGTATATAACCAGGGTATAGATGCTGCACAAGCAGAATTAGATGCTTCTCAAGAAAAGGTAGATAGTACTGCTAGCGCTTTAACTGATGCTCAAACAAATGAAAAAGAAGTTATTGAAAACAATATATCACCAGAGGCAGCTGCAGTTGTAAACGAAGCTACAGGTTCTAATATTGTTCCAGGTGGTTCTGATAATAATAAAATAACAGCAGCTGCTAATAAGATTACTGATAAAACAGAAAGTGATATATCTGCTGCGTTAAGTTCTAAAACAGGTCAAGCTGCATTAACTAATAATACAGAAGATAAAGAACCAGGTAAATGGAATAAAGCTAAAGGGGTGCTTGGCTTTTTATTTGGAGATGTATTTGATAAAAGAGAACTTGGAAGAGCTATTGCTGTATACTTAGGTTCAAGAGCTATGGGATATTCACATGCTGATACAATTGGTTATGTAGCTAAAAATTATCTTAAAAGAGTTGATAGTAAGAATGCTAAGATGGATGCATTTATTAAAGCAAATATTGGTAAGTATGAAAAAGATTCTCTTGAATTATATAGACAGACCGGGGATCCTTCTGTACTTATACCAGTAGGTTCAATAGCTAGACCTCAAGGTGATGATCCTAAAATGTATTACTCAAAACAATTTCCAAAAGGTAGACTAGCTTATAAGTTTAAGAAGAAGTTACCTAGTGGGGATGATATAGTTTATTGGTCTTACGATCAAGCTGGTAAAAGTAGAGTAGGAGCAGGACATCATACAGATGCAAAGCGTGTACCAGGTACTATTGAATATCGAAAAAGAGTACAAGATAATGCTAAAATAGTTGAAGGTATATTAGAAGGTCAGATAAAGCAGTCAGGAGATAGACATAAAGAACAAAGAGTTAACGGTGTATTACAATGGGAAAGATACACTAATCTTGATCCAGCTACTGCCGCTCAAGATATAGCGGCTTGGGCTGAAGAAAATAATTATGATATGACTAGAATGGGAAGTGGTATTCAAACAGCTTTCGCTATGATGGTAGCTGATGCTAAAGAAACTGGTAAGAAGCCTACAAATCTTATTCCATATTTAGAAGAAGCAACTATTAAAGAAAGATTGCTAGATCAAGCAGCTGAATTAACTCAAGCTAAAGTAGGTGATAAGATAGTTTCAATGGACCCTAAAGTACTTACGGATCTTAACAAACAAGTAATGGCAGTATCAGAATCTTTAGGTATGCATCAAGATACATTTTGGAATAATGCAGTAAAATTATGGACTGATAGAGAGAATGATAATTTTAAATCAACTGGAAAAACTTGGAGAGAAGTATACCAAGAAGAAGCTAAGAAACCAGAGAATGAAGGTTATACACCGTTCGCATTATTTACTATGAGAATATTAACCTTAAAACAATAGGAGTTATTATGGATAATAATATGATTGATGTTTCTAATTTTGAAGCACGATCTGATTTTACTACTGATGCCCCTTATAAGTTTCTTGATGCTGACACAATAAGAAATGATGAGGGAGAACTCTTTAGATTAGAAGGGCTTAGCATGCCTGAAATTGTACATGGTAATGCTGATGGTCTTATACCTGGAGGACCTGGTGGTTGGGAAGCTACAAACCAAATAGATAAGCTTGCTAAAGAAATGGGCTTTACTAATGTACATCGTCTTACTAATCCAGATGGTTCTCCTAAAATGGATGCAACAGGTAAACGACAGTTAGTTAGAATAAGTGATGAAAATGGTAGAGACTTTGTACAAGCTCTTACTAGTTATGGTATAAATAGATTAGGTAAATACAGTTCTCAAGAAGAAATAGATGCTTATAGTTGGGGCAAAGCTAAGAAAACTATGACGCCATTTCAAGAGGATAAACCTTTAAATGAGTTTGAAAAAGCTAAACTTATTATTGATGATGCTACTGAAGCTGAAAGTTATAGAGCAAGCCGATTTAAAAAGGTTGCGTTAGATGAAGCAGAACTTTCAAGATTAAAAGGACCTAGGCAACCTGGAGAATCTATTGAACAATACGCTGTAAGACTACAGCAAGCTCAAGATTATACAGATGCTAGAGTACTTGGAAGACATCAAGATAGAACTCTTCAAAACAAAGCACTTCATCCTTGGTCTGAAAGCTGGGATATAGGTTGGACAGGAGTTATAGAAGGATTATATGGTGCTGCTCAAATGATTGGAGAGCGTACTGGTTTTAATTGGTTAGAAGCATTAGGTGATGAAGGTGTAAAAAGACAGCATGAGTATTTAAAAAATAAACCTGAATTAAAAATGAATATACTTAAACCTGTTTTAGATGAAGCTGGAAATGTTATAGATAATGAATGGGATGTAAATGGTTTAAGTGGTTTCTTTGAATATATAGGAAACATGGGTGCTATGGCTATACCTTATATGGGTGTAACAGCAGGTGCTACATTAGCTGCGCCTATGACTTATGGTGCTTCAATGTCTATACCAGTTGTTATGTATACTGGACAAACCTGGAATGAAATGGAAGGAGAGGATAAGAGTGCAACATTAGCAGCAGCTGCTGGTGTAACTATGACAGTATTAGATCGTTTAGGTATTCAAGGTTTAATGGGTGGAGTTAAAGGAGTTAACTTATTATCCAAAGATTCTCGAGATAAAATGATCGATGCATGGATTAAGAAAAATAAAAAAGGTATTGTAAATGATACTAATAAAGCAGCCGCTCGAAATGCTATTGATAAAATGACAAGACTAGAGTCTGCTAAATTAGTTAAGCATGCCGCTGAAATTGCTAAGGATCAGTTAAAGTATGGAAATATTTTAAGATCTTTTGCTGCTAGATCTGCTCAAGGTTTTGGTGTGGAATCAACTACAGAAGTAGGACAAGAGCTTGCAGGTTATACAGCAGCAGTTATAGGTAGTGATAAAAACTTTGATTCAGTTGAGTTACATAATAGATTATTAAATGCTTTTATTGCAGGTGGTACTTTAGGTGCAGGCTTTGGTGTACCAGGAACTATATATGATGCTGGTGCATGGGCAGATGTAGCCGTAAGAACAGGTCCTAAAGAAGATAAACGATTATCAGATGAAGGTAGATGGGCAGAAGAAGAAGCTAGGAGAGGTACAGTCTATGCTACTGATAATGCAGGTAATATTTTATTAGATGAGTATGGTCAGCAAATAATTAAAACACAAGGTTCACCTAGAACTATTTCGGATATAGCAGATGCTGCAGCAAAGAAAGCAAAAAAGCGTATACTAAATCCTAACGATAAAGACTTTCATCAAAAAGCTGAAGCACATGATAGAGCACAAAAATCAAAAGATGCTTTTACAAAAATAAAAGAAGCTGCTGGAAATTTTCCTATGTTGTATCAAGGGTCTATGAGATTCTTAATTAATCCTTTTACTAATAATCAAAAGGTTAGAGATATAGGTGTGCTTGTAAATGGCTTCTTACATAAGATAAATCCTGGAGAATCATTCGAAGAATATAAACAAATGCAAGCAGCATTCTTTAGAAATTTAATTAAGAGTCCTGCTATGCTTTCAAAGGATGCTAAGTTTAAAAGAATTAATCAATTAGAGTTATCTAAAATTACAAATGCTTTTGGTCAATGGGTTGATAAAAGAAACTTATCAACTCTTGATTGGAACAGTTTACCTGATGGTAGTATTACTGATGCTAAAGATCCTAACTTTACTAATGGAGTAGATCTTAGAAAACATAAAGATTGGTTAAAAGATTTTTCTCTTGAGATGAATACTTTAGGTGATGCGCTTTATAATAAACAAAAAGAAATGCGTACTAGATTAAATGATGGTAGTGATACTGATAAAACTTTTGATGTTGATTATTTAAATAATTATTTACTAAGATATAAATCACTTAATAAAGCGGCTATTGAAAAAAATAAAAATGCATTTATTAAAGCATTAATGAAAGATGAATTTGCTAAAGGCGTTCCAGGATTTGGTTCATATACAGGACCTGATGGTAAGTTAGTAAAGAGAGGTCTTACATTAGATGCGGCTACTGACTTAGCTAATGAGATATTAAATAACGGTGATATGATTGATGGCCGTAGTATATTTGAAGTAGGTAGAGGAAGACATATACCTGCTGCTCATAAGAAAAGAGTATTTGGATTATCTGACATCAGTGACTTTAATGAATTTATGGAACAAGATGTTTTTGTAAATATAAATAATGCAATTAAATCTGCAACAAGATATATGGCTTATCAAAAATATGTTGGAGATAATAATGAAATATTAAATCAAATGTTAGATGATGCTGTAGCAAATGGTTTAGCCGAAGAAGATGCTAACTATTTAGCAGCAGGTTTAAGAGATTACTTACAAGCTGAATCAGGAAACTATAAGCGTATACAAAATCAAACTCTTAATAGTATACAAAAGAATATATTAGTATGGACTACTATGGCTGGTTTGCCTATGGCAACTATATCTTCTATGGTAGAATATATGATGACGCTTAGAGCATTAACACCTGCACAAATAAATACTACTATAAAAAATTCAGCTAAAGAATTTGCTCAAGCAATGTGGGATACTATAACAAATCCTGGTTTACAAAATACAGAAGCACGTCTTAGAAAAGAACAGAGGCAAGCTAACCTACAAAAGTTAGGATTCTTTGATTGGGATGTAGGTGCTGCACAAACTACAGGTGCTACAGAAAATACTTATGCTTCAAGATATTTATTAGATAAGTATTTTAGAATAATCGGGTTGCAGCAATGGACAGACTACACACGTAATATTCGAGCATCTATTGCAGATGATTTTATTATGGATCATCTTAATACTATTAACAGACAACGAAGAGATGGTGGATTATATACTAACGAAGTTCAAGAAGCTGAAGAGCAATTAAGAAACTTAGGTTTAGATGTAAATAAACTTTTAGCTTTAGCAAATCAAACTTTAGGCTTACCTTTATTTGATAGAGTTAAACCACCAATAGCAGATACATTACAACAAATGAGAGAAACTAATGCTGAGTTAGATAGAATGTTTTCACTAGCGCAGTATAATTTTATTAATGAAGCTATTGCATTACCAGGTACAGCTAATAGACCATTGTTTTATCAGAACCCTCACATAGCTTTATTCACACAGTTTCAAGGTTTTATTGCAACCTTTACAGCTAATCATATTCCTAGAATGTGGGGTGATTATGTTAAACGTGGTACACCTGCAATGAAGTATAATGCTTTTGCTATTATGACATTAATGATTGCATTAGGTTTTGTATCGCAGTATTTAAAAGATCTTTTAAAATACGGTAGAGCTACACCTTATTTAGATAGAGCCGAAGTAATTCAAAGAGGTGTAGGTGCATCAGGATTAATTGGTGTAGCGGAAAGACCATTAAACTTTTTCTTTCCTATCTATGAAACATCATCAAGTAATATGGTTGAAGAATTATTTCAAACAGTATCAGGTGAAGCGGCTGCATTATCTAACGTAACAAGAGCAGCTACAGGAGCGGTTCAAATAGCTGAAGGTAATTTAGAACCTGGTGTATATAAGGTACTCAAAACCACACCAATAACAGGTCCATTTAATCAATTAAATAGGGCAGTTGCTGGTGGTATTAATGATTTATTCGGTGGCTAAGGAGATAATATAAATGAGAATACAAACACAACAGCCCAGTACAATAGCAAAAACTGCTTTGGAAAAGGCAGGCAGCACAGATACTAATAACCCTATATTAAATTTGCCTATTCCTGGTGAAAGTATGATGACCGTTGAGCAATCAAATATAATTAGTCAAAAAGATTTTGATGAAGCTCAAGCACGTGCCGCAACTACTCAAGAGCCACCTGCTCCAATATCTGAGGATGACTATGGCGGTTTTGAAAATGTAACAGATTATATAGCTGATATGAGACAACAAGCGGGTGGTGAAGAATCTTTTATAACTGGAGAGACTTATGATACACCTGAACCAGTACTTGCAAATGCAGTGCTAAGAGGTATACAAGCGGATGAGTCTGTGGAAGAAGAGCAGAGAGAGCGTGAAAGAATTAAATCTATACCTGAAATGTGGGGAGTAAGAACCTTAGCTGGCATACAAGCAACAACAAATGATCCAGATAATTTAATGTATGGGCCTATGTATAGAGCTACTAGGATGGGTAATATAGATACAGCTAAAATGTTAGGTAAAGAATTAACAGAATGGATGGGAACTGGAAGTGCTGAGTCTGCTTTTACTATAAGAAAAAGAGATAAAAATAAAGATTGGAAAGCAAAATTTCCAGCAGTAAGAGGTTCATTAACAGAAACAGATCAATCTAATATTTTATATAATCCTGAATTATTAGATGCAGGTTTATGGGATCCTAACTTAAGAGATGGACAAGGTGGTATTGTATTAGATAATGACTTCTTACAAACTTTATCTTTAGTTACTGAGCAGCATTATGTTCAAGCTTTACATACACGAGCTGAAGAAGATTTTGAAACAGTAGCTGATATGAATGATCCTGAATCTACACCTTTAAATGTAGCTACCTTTACAAAAGCTGAAGGAAGAAAACAATTAGGTAAAGATATATTTCAGCAATGGAAAAGAGTACAAGCAACAAAGAGAGGAATACCTACAGATACTTATGCCGCTGATTTTAAATTAATTAATGATGAAGTGTTTGAACAAATAGGTGACTTCGCAAAAGAAGCATACTATATAGTTAATCCAGATTTAATGACAAGAAAAATTCTTAGTGATAATCAAGTAAGGTTTACTTTAAAACCTGAAGGAGATAAGTTATTTAGAGATACTTACTATATGTATAGTGCAATGTTTGGTGCAAATGAGGTTGCGCCTATGGCTGCACCTTCTGAAGATGGTCAAATGGTTTTTGAAGGACAGACATATACTAGACGTGTTACTACTCAGATTGGAGAGCTAGGAAATACAACACATTTATTTCAAGCAATGGCTAACATGAATAAAGTTGTAATAAGAAATGATCCTCAAAGAGAGCGTGCAGCTTTTATGTATGCAGGGGCTGCTATAAGTACAGCTGAAAATCCTGTAATAGTACCTAATCAAATAGCTAATGATTATAATGAGCGTGAATTAACAGCTACTTATTTTGGAGACAGTGAGTACGAAAAAAGATTAATAGACTTAGAGATACCTAATACAGATCCTCAATGGTCATACGAACCTGCTGATGTAAACTACGCTAATATATTTGGAATAGGTAAAGCAAAGTTCGATTCTTTATTACAAGAAAAAGCTAGATTATATGCGGCTGCTTTTGATATGGAACAAAAAGGTTTAGCTATGAATCAAAAAGGTTGGGGATTTGATATGTACATTTCTGCTAAAATGTATAATCCTAAAACCATATTAGATAAAGAAAGAGAAAAGCTAATAAGTATTTTAGATGGTGCAAATAGATACTCTGGTAAAAATAATTATTTAACGTTTGCTATGCAAGCATTAACAGGTAGAATGCATTCACAACAAACACTTTATAATCCGCAAGCTCATAAAGTTTTAAGATATATAGTGGGTGGTGGTAATACATATCAATGGACTCCAGGATCTGGTAACTTAGATTTTGTTTTTAAAGAAGCACTATCTGCGCACCTATTTGAAAATCCAAAGTTAGCTGGTGAAGAAAACTTTAAAAAGAAATTTGGTGTTGCAAGAACACCTAAAGAAAGAATAAAAGTATTTAATGAAGAAGAAGCGAATGCTAATAATCCTGATAGTTTATTTATGAAGTATGTTAGATGGGGAGAAGAGCTAGAAAAATTATTAGATCCTTTCAATGCAAAAGATGCGGGTAACTTATTTACTCAATTTAGAAATGCATCAGGAGATCCAAGAGCAAGGGGTCAGGTTATAACACAGCTTCAAAGAGGGTTTAATAATGATCCACTTAGTCCTGATTTAAAAGCATACTTATCAAAGTATGAACAAGAAGCTATTCTTCAGTCAGATTATTTAATAAACTTAGCTAAATATTATAGAGTAAAACAACACAATAAACAAAATCCAAATCAAAAGCAAGTGTTTAGATCTAGTATTGTTTTAGAAATAGATGGACAAACACATGGTCCTGCTACTATGGCAACGCTATTAGGTAGTGAAAGAATGGCTAAGCGTTCTGGTATAATAATGAAACAAGATTTTCAGGAAATGCTAGAAGGAGATTATAAAGATCTTAGAGATGCTATGATGGATTCAATGGCAACTAACTTCGATCAAATATCAGGCGGGATTTCTTTTATAAAAGAAGATAAAAGAGATTATTTTAAAGCAATATTATATGCAGCTTTTGAAGATAGAGAAAACTTTTTAAAGAAATCTCCTATGACTATGGGGTATGGTCAGGAAATAGAATCATTAAGACAGCATGTTGATACTACTGTATTTCAAAGTAAAGAAATAAATAATATTATGGCTGAACAAAACATACCACCTGCAGATGTTATAGACTTTCTACATACAATGCTAGTAGGTTCTATCTATGATACTATGGACCAAGATACTATTCGTTCGGCTAAACTAATTAAAACTGCAGGTTACTTATCTGCTTTAACTGGTGTACTGTTTCAATTACCACAGCCTACAGGTTTATTAAGTACTATAGCTGGAAGAGACTCTAGACAAACAGGACAATCATCATATACATTATCTTATACAGATCCTCTTACAGGTGACGTAACAAGAACAACACAAGATGGTCAGATGAATGTTCAACAGTACGAATCAGTAACTAGCCCAGCGGCTATGAGAAAAATGTTTGGTCAAACTGTATTAGGCGGTTATGCTACAGGTAGATTGCTTCCTGCACTTATACAAGCATTTGATGCTAACATGGTAACAGGTGTATTCACTGATGAAAGAGTAGGACCTATAGTAGGTAAAGATAAAAATGGAAATCCTATTTATGGTAAGTCTATAAGAACAGGTAACTGGTCTAGAATTCAAGAAGCAGCTAAAGCTAATGGTGCTGAGAATGTTTTTGTATTACCAATCTTTGATGCCTTCTTAACAGACTTAGGAACTAACGTAGCTGTTAGAGAAGTTGCAAATAAAGTTTATCAAAACTCTTTAGTAAATGATCTTATGATGGAAAAGGTTATAGACTATTATGAAAATACTTTAATACCTTCAATGAAAGAACTTAAGGGAGATAAAGGTTTAGATTGGACAGATCCTATATCACCTTTCTATATGTTGCGAGATGTTTTCCATGAGTCAGCAGATAAAAAACCATCTAAAACTTTAATAAAAGCTATTCAAAAATTATCATGGGATGAAGAAATGAAATGGTTAGAGGGGCAGGAAACTTTAAAAGAATGGGCAGGCCGTACTAAAAACTTAGCTAAGAAAAGAGCTAATCTAATACTAGCTAGATTACCTGAAAGATTAGGTATAACTAAGATGCAAATGTATCAGTTACTTCAAGGAGATAAAATAACCGCTAATCAAGCTAGAATATTGTTAGGAGAAATCTTTGCAATGCTACAAGTACCTAGTAATATGAAGTGGGCTAAGTCAACTATCCCTGCAAATCGTGCTAAGATTAAAGATGCAATAGCTAATGGAAGAGTTGCTAATATAAATCAAGCAATTTAACAATCGTAATAAAAACGTAATGTGTCTCCTTAAAGATAACTAAACGGGAGACATATATGTTTAAAAAAATTATTTTAAGTTTATCTTTAATTGCAGTAGCAACAACTGTATATGCTAGAGAACAGATTAGTATTGTAGGTTCATCTACAGTATATCCGTTTTCAACTATTGTTGCAGAAAAGTTTGCACAAGAAGGAAATGCAGCACCTATTGTAGAATCAACTGGTTCAGGTGGTGGTATGAAATTGTTTTGTGCTGGCATTGGTCTGGAACATCCAGATATTACTAACGCTTCAAGAGCTATTAAGTCTAAAGAAGCAGCGACTTGCAAAAAAAATGGTGTAGAATTTATAGAATTTGTTGTAGGTAATGATGGACTTGCATTTTCAAATTCATTAAATGGTAAGCAGTTTAATATTTCAATAGCACATATTGCTGCAGCATTAGCTAAAGAATTACCAGGTGGTGGATTATATCCTGTATCTAATATGTCTGATAACTTATTAGTAACATGGGATCAAGTAGATTATTATGTACACAAACAAATAGGTCATCCTATAATGGGGTTACCTAATCAAGAGATAACTATCATGGTACCACCACCTACATCAGGTACTCGTGATGCAATGGGATCTCTGTTTATGAAAAATGGATGGAAAAAATTAGGTCTTTATAAAGGCGATTCAAAAAACGGATATAAAGTTTTAAGAGAAGACGGTAGAGCTATTGAGATGGGTGAGAACGATAATCTTATAGTTGAAAAGTTGGTTGCTGATGATGATATGTTTGGTATATTTGGTTATTCATTTTATGATACAAACAGAGATAAGATTCAAGCATCTATAGTTGATGGTGTGGAATTATCTTTTGATAGTATATCTTCTTATAAATATCCAGGAGCTAGACCATTATTCTTTTATTTAAAGAGTATGCATTTAGATGTTATACCTGGACTAAGAAAGTATGTGAGTGAATTTATTTCAGAAAAAGCTATGAGTATAGATGGCTATTTATTTCCTGCAGGTCTTGTACCTTTATCTGATAGTGACTTTGCAAAACAAAAATCTAAATTAAATAATCTTTAATATAAGGACTGTATAATGATAAGTAAATTTTTTAGGAGAAGATTTTTAGATTTTAATTATGACTATGTAGATTTTTCAAAATTGTTTAGCCGATATTAAATATAAAAAAAATACCCCTAAGAGTATCATAAGATATTCTTAGGGGAGTTTTTATTTAGTTTCTTTACATTTTTGTAGAGCTTCACGTTTCCATTGACCCATATTCTTTAAGCCTTCTGGTTCTCTATTCTCACTTCTATACCATTGAAGTCCTCTTTGGTATTCGTTTTCGATTATTAATTCATCCAACTCTTGAGCGCTCATTTGATTGTCAAGATCTGGATCCATTCCAAGACCTTTTAATGCCGTCTTTGTATCAGGTTCCAAACCTAATCTTACTGGAAGTATTCCTTTCTTATGCGAAGAAGTAGTCACTGTTCTTTACCTCTCTAATATCTAAGCTGCCTAGCTTAGGTTGTTGATAGTTAAAATTATCTGGGTTTGTTACAATCATTCTTTCAATGACTTCAAAGAAGTTAGAATAGCTATACATTGTAATGAATTCTTCTTTAATAAGATTTAGTAATTCATCTACATCACATGCATGTACACTATATGAATCATGAACTGCGCCAAAATCCCCTCCCCATTTAGCAATCACTTTAGCCATATGTGCAGCATCCATAGAGTGCACAAAGTTAGGTGAGATACCAGACATAAAAGATCTTATCTTTGGTTTGTCTGTAGGTTCTTTACCGACATGTTGTATTCTTATAGTATCAGTTTCTTCTTTGCTACCATCCTCTTTAGTTAAAATAGGTTTAACCTTTCTTTTACTACAGCTGATAATAGCTTTCTCTTTAAATTCATTCTCAACGAATGCTTCGTATATAACTGGAAACCCAGAAGGTGTAGTCCATCTTATAGACTTTTGTTTGATGTTCTTAGAATACTCTGATGCTATCTCAGCTTCAGCAATCTTTTGTAAGAACTTCATTGTTTGTAGTGGACCTGCACAAACTTTATCTATTGCTTTAATTAAATGCTTAGCAAGTAATTCACAGTCCTCTTCAGTTATATTATACTTATTTAAATACCCTTCAACATGACAGTCAAGATACATATTTTCTGCAATCTTTTGTGCTCCAGCACTGTATGCTCGAGTCATTGAACCGCGTTTAGCTATACCTTTACGTATATGTTTCATTGGCATTTGTCTTTCTTCAAACCAATCAGGAACTCTTTTAATTAAATCTTTAGCACATTGTACATAAAAATCTTTTTGTATATCCTGTGGTACAATTCCAACTAACTCTCCTGCTTCTTTGTCTTTAGACATAGCACATAAATGCTGCCATCCATTATTAGAACCGTCAATTGGTATTGGAAGATAAGTAATATATTCTTCCTGATCTAGTGCATCTTTAATTTCTAATACACTAGCTAGCAAGCTAATAGGTTTCTCTGCATTAGGATCTATAATTTCTTTGTTAGCTATTTCTAATAGCCTATCAATATTATTATCGGTCCATGCTTCACGATCTTCTAACGTCATCTTATCTACAGATATATCATCTAACTCTTCGTCTTTTAAGTAAGGTTTATAATCTGTTGTTAACCAGTTAGGTAAACTATCTTTATGATAAGTTTCATTATAGCATACAGCTATATGAATCTTTAATCTTCTTAATCCTGCATCAGTCATAGGTTTACCTCTAGCAAAAAGCATTTGGCCTCTTGCTATATCGTTACCTTGAAAGTTTAGGAATGGTGTAGTATAATATATTCTACCACGATAATCTGCTTCAACATATTGATAAAATGTTTTGTTACCTATTAGTTTAGATCGTGCCATAGTTAAATCAAATTCTATTATCTTTGATTTATATTTCTTAGGAAAGTCTTTGTATTGATCTAGTATTTTATTTCGATTACGATTTAAAATATTACGAACTTTATCATTAACTTTCCATTCAGTTTGCTGTAATACATTCATGCTTTTAATAAAGCTATTAGCTAGGTAAGGTTTAAACTCTTTGCTTCTATCATGTGTCCATCCTTTTATTACAGGTCGTTCAGTAGGTTGCATTAAAGAATTAATAGGTTCTGGCTTTTCAAATACAGTTCCTTTTAATAAATCCATACTACCTTCTGGCACAAGTAAATCCCACTTCTCTGGTATTACTATATAATGTGCGCGGCTTCTCTTTAAACTACGGTCTAAAGATTCTACTGGAATAAATGTGTTATCCCTGGTTTTACCTATATTAATTTGATGTGTTTGATAAAAAGGCTCTAAGAATAAATCCCCCATCATAACTCGAAGTTTAAACCAATCCCAAGGTGCATTATCTTTATTAGAATATTTTATTTCTGTTAAGATATGAGTGCCAATTGCTACACTTAAATGTGTAAGGTTAGCTTCACCTTGGTATGATTTGTTTCCTCTCATACTATTACGAGCAAAGTGTTGTTGGATAGTGTCCATAGTAAATACTAAGTACGCTTTTAAATCTTCTAACGAAGTTTCTTTCAAAAGATTACAAGCAATATGTGCTTTAGATTTAGTAATCTTTTTCTTTAAGTATCCAAGTTGTTCCTCCATTTATTGCCCTTTACTTTTATGTTATTATTTAATAGTAATAATATACCTGCTTCATCAGTATATGTTTCACTGAAAAGAACTCTTGTTATACCTGCTTGCATTATAAGTTTAGCGCATTCAATACAAGGTGAGAGAGTGCTATATAATGTAGCACCCTCTGAACTTACTGTCCCCTTTGCTAACTTACATAATGCATTAGCTTCTGCATGTATAACTTCTTTTCTTGTAGAGCCATTAGCATTTTTACATTCATTATCCATACCCGCAGGCATACCATTAAATCCGAATGCAAGTATATTATTATCTTTAACAACTACGACACCAACTTTATTGTCGGTATCGTGTGACATGTTACTTACTTCCTTAGCAATATTTAAATACAAGTTATCATATCTAGCTTGTTTAGTTATTGCATTTGTGTAGTTACTCATTAGATCTCCATAAATACATTATCAGTAGATGTTAGTCTACCAGTTTTAGTATTATATATAGCTGCACCTGCTGAACCAGTAAGACCTGTAAATCTAGATTTCAATACTCTAAACTTAATTGTATTACGTTCAGTTGCATTATCAGCTACTAGGTTTCTAGCGAATGCTACTATATCAAATGATATTTGTTTGATAGAACCACTACCTTTAATATCATCTATAGAAGCTAGCTTACCTTCCTCGAATGAAGCACCACCACCTGGAGCTTTTCTTAAGTGTGAGATTAAACATAACCATACATTATGTTTCTTAACAATCTTAAGTAAGTCACTCATTACTTTATCGATTGCTTCGTTACCAGATAAACCTTCAGCGCCTTCTGATACCGCTATAGTTATATGGTCTAGCACTAGGTATTTACAACCCATTAAACACATATACTCTATCTTATCTGTTAGTGTTGAGTCACCAACAGAACCTTGATGATCTAGTAATATTAATCGTTCATCACCAAATACTTTTTCAAAACCTTGTCGTAAATCAAGATCTGAAAGATTGTTAGTTTCATGATCTAGCTTTTGATTTAATGACATTTCAATAAACTTTTCAGCTGTATCACCTACACTTTCTTCAAGTGATATTAAGCCAACTTTGTTTTCTTCTATAACACCATCTGCATCTGGTTTATCATCAAGCAAATCAAGTATAATCTCTTTAACTATTGTTGATTTACCAGAGCCAGTGCCACTAGTAAACAAAGTAATTTCACCTTGTCTTATGCCTTTAAGTTTATCATTTAAACCTGTTAAGCATTTAGGATAAGGTCTAGACTTTGTTCTTTGTCTTTGCTGGAACTGATCCCATATAGATTCACCCATTACTAAACCAGCGGGTGACCAGGTTTCTGCATCCCAGTAGCTTTGTAATAAACTTTGAGGCCCATGTTTTAGTAGTTGTTCACATGGATCTTTTTCTAATAGCTTAGCTACTTTAACTTTACCAGCACCGATTATTTTAGCAACTTTCTGTATTGCTGCTTGACCAGCTTCATCTTTATCAAAGAATAATATTACTGATTCAAATCGTCTGATCCAATCTCGTTGTGCTAGTACTGTTTTACAACCTGTAGCACTAGGCATAGATACTACTGGAAATATTCTTTTATATTTATGTAGAAATGCCTGAGCTACTGCGCAAGCATCTAGTTCGCCTTCAGTTATTACAAGTGTTTTACCACCACTAGCAACTGATTGGCCAAATAATTCTACATTAACAAAGCTACCGTGTGTTACAAAACTTTTAGGTAACTTACGTTCTTTGTAGGCTTCTATCTTACCTTCATAAGTATAAGGATAAAAGTGTGAACCACCAGAACCGTCAGGATTTACAGCCATCTTAATTCCGAAATGATCTACTACTTGTTTTGATATACCACGACTATTAATAGGAAAACTATTTAAGTCATGAATTTCATCGAGTGTTATGTTACTATTAGGTTTAGCAACAGGTTCTAAATCATTCATAATATTTACTTTCTTTGTTGTATATTGACATGAAAAACAGTATGCTCCATCTTCGTATATTGTAAATGCATCAGATGAATCACACTTTGGGCAGGCAGTTTGTTTATACCTTGACACTGAGTACCGTCCTTTCTAACAACTCTTCGTCGTTTACTATTTCTAAAGGTATTTGTTCAGGCCATCGTTCGACTTTAACAAATAAATATTCATTACCTTTAGCTACTATTTGTTTATCTAATGTTATGTGATAAACTTTATTGTCATTAAATTCTTCAAAGATACCTTGGTATGTATCTAATAGTGGCTTAACTACATTATCTAGGTCTGCCATTTTATTAGATACACCCGCAATAATAACAAATTCTAATTGATCAGATTTTTCAAAGGGCCATTCGACCCCTTGAAGTTCATCTCTTAATTCGTTTTGATAATCAATGTACTTAGCCGACTTTATCGACTTGTTCCTGTATGTCATTTGATTTGCGGATAGTGGCTTTACTTTGAATGTGTGCTTTAATATCTTCATATTCACTCCACGATTTAAGCATAGCTAATAACCTATGACTTAGCTTAAGTTCTTTTTCAGATCTTTCATGCTCTTTCCAGGTTGCTTTAACCTTATTCCATTGCCTCGATAGTGGTACGCCAGCTAATATCTTTTCAGCTTTCTTTGGTCCAATACCTTTAAGCCCTGGTATATTATCTATATTATCACCAGTTAAACATTGAATATAAAAGTTATGCAATGCTTCTTCTTCATTAACTAGTTGCCAAGTATCTTTACCATAGTTATAATGTTGACCAGGTATTTGAAGTAAGTCTTTATCAATACCACAGATTACATATTCTTCATTGTTATCTATAGCTTCATAAGCCCATATAGAAACTAAGTCATCAGCTTCCATACCGTCTGCTTGAATAGCACCTTTAGATACAGCATACTTATGTAAATAGTTTAAGCTGTCTCTTATTTTCTTATCAAGTTCAGGACGATTAGATTTATAATCAGGACTTATATCTTTTCTAAAATTACCTTTACCTTTAACGGCATATAAAATATTTAGTTGCTCGTTATCATTAAATAGATTAGTAATTTTATTCTTGACTTCTAATTCCATGTTTCTACAGAATGCATTATAACTTCGTCTTAGTTGAGCTTGAGACTTAGCTTTGTATGCTATCTTAAAGAATATAGAATCAGTATCTACAAACATGTGTTTAGTTTCCATGTACTTCCTTTCTTTTTAAATGCTTACGAATATCTGCATAAAAACCGTTATATTTAGAAGGTTTAATTATATCCATTAGTTCCCAGTATTCTAGTATACCAAGCGTATTAACTTTAACCATATCACCTGCAACTAATAATCTTTCAGGTCTATTATTCCATTCGCAAAAGAAAAAGTTATCTGTTAGTTCTCTTTGCTTTAATAAATAAACCATTTTATTGCATGGAATATTATACCAGGTTTTAATAAATTTAACATCGACATTACCATATATTTGATCGACGCCATCAACTTGCCAATCAATATGATCTTGCCAAGTACCTTTATCAATCATCCACCACTCAAATATTTCACATTCAATATCAAGTTTTAATCGTTCGAATGATCTACCTCTTGGATTATATATTTCAGCGCGAGCATCACGTTGATTAATAAAATCTTTTGTTACATTAATATCTACAATCATTAGTGTACCTCCGCATAGTTATTACCAATTGTACCTTCACCTGCCATAATATCTACGCCCATTTCTTTAGGACCTTCAGCAAATGATTCTGTAAGTATTTCTAATACTCTATCAGCATCTTCTTCTGCTACTGACCATGCTACTTCATCGTGATAATAAAGTCTAGGTTCAGCATCAAGATTTTCTGATTTAATTTTATTCATTTGATAATGTAATGCAGCTTTTGTAGTTATAGCTTCACAACTTTGTAACAAATAATTAAGTGTTTGATAGTCTTGTGGTACATAAACTTTACGGCCATCAAGACCAGGAACATAACCTTCAACAGTAGAACTATGACAATCTGTTACACTCCACATTGAAACTAATTTATCTTTTAATGCTTTCAAACCAGGTATAGCATTACCATACTTTTCTATAGATTGTTTACCTGCATTTAGATTACCCTTACCTGTAAGCACTTTACCAAGTTTAGTTGCACCAGCACCAAATAGAAATGCATAGATCCAGGTTTTTGCAGTACGTCTATCAGTATCAATAATGTCTGCATTATACTGATGTATATCCCCACTAAGTATTTGATTTGTAAGGTTTTTATCTTTAACATAATGCGCAAGAGATCTGAATTGATTACCACTAGAGTCAGCACCTACTATTTTTCTTCCAGGTTCTGCTGTTAGTAATTCTCTAATTGATTTACCAAGTTTAGCATTAGCTGCTGGAAGATTAGCAATAACTTCATGACGACATCTGAATGTAGGTGTACCTATTATCCATAGTTTACCATGTAATCTATTATTCTTTAAGTTATTAAGCCAGCCTTCAACAACGCCTCTACGTGATCTAAGTGTAGTCCATTCATCAATCATTTTACCTTTATCACCAAGCTTTTCTAATGAAGTTGATGTAAGTTTAGGTGTTTTCTTAATGAACTCTCTACCTAATCTTTCCATTTTCCAATCATCAGGTTCCCATCCAATTGAATATAAGTATTCTTTAACTTGTGCAAGATTACCCATGTTAGCTTTCTTAGTTTCTTTTCTTTGAAACTCTCTACCAGCTGCCCATTTAAATGTATGATTAGGTTTAACTTCTTGATTAAGAAATTCACTTAGCATACGTGCAGTAGCTGCAGTATATTCACCTTTCTTAGTAAACTTAGGTGTCTTAGGTTTCTTATCAATTAATCTAATAACTGGTGGTAGCTCAGGTTCAATTACTTTTTCGATAGCATTCATGTTGTTTTCAATATCATCTAATAATAAATTAGCTTTATCTTTATTGAAAGCCCAACCATAGTATTGACAATATGCATCAAACTTAGCAGCAGTCATTTCATTTCGTAAACCTTTACGTATTAAATGATTTTTCTGTGATATTCTATTTAATTCTGATATAAGATGACCATATATTACAGAGTTTAATTTAACATCTCTTACGCAATACTCCATCATTCTATCAGAAAAATGTGACCAATCATCATAGCTACCTTTATGATATTTAAGATGCTCACCCCATCCAGCTAACCCATGTTTATGTGGTCGTCTGTAATTTAATACTTGAGATGCTATCCATGTATCAAAGAATTTATTACCTTGATACAAATCAATATTATATAATCTTTTAATTACTAATGCATCAAAACCAATACCATTATGCGCTATTAATAAGTTTGCATTTTGTAATAGTGATAGGCCCATTTCAATAGGCCCATCATATTTATCGGATTCATTAGTATATTTCATGATACGACCTGTATCTATGTTTTGTATTACTAAACACCATATCTTAGTCGCATCTAGACCGTCAGTTTCTATATCAAACGTTAGCCTCATTATTAGCCTTTCTGCTAGCTTCAAGCTCAGCTTTAAGTTGTTGATTTTCTTGCATTAAATTATTGAATACATTTAATAACAAGAATTTATTTTCGTCACCTATTATTGCTTTTCTAACATCATCAACCGTTACAGGTTTGCTATCAGCAACATTAGTTTTTTGTAAATCGTCACTCATATATTACTCCTTATTCATATTGTGAGTTTGCTACTTGACCTTTAAATTCATTTTCAAGATCGCGTTTTTCTCTTAACATTTGAAGTCTTTCTTTTTCTGATTCAAATATATCTGATAGTATTCCGCAATCATATTTAGTTATTTCAGGTCCTTTCCAACCTTCTGGTTTAACCATATCTGGTAAACCAAATGGATTCTTCCTGGATTTATTTGCTCCAGGTTCTTTAGCCATATTAGATTTATGTACTTCTTTCCATACTTTATCAGCATCACAATTAAATAATTCTAATGTACCTATTGCAATAACAATAAGATCAATTAAACCATCAACTACTTCTTTGTGATCTTTATTTAAGAAAGCTGCTTGAGTTTCTTCAAACTCTTCTTCTAAGAAGTCTAATCTAAATGCTAAGAAATCATTTAATAATTTAAAATTTCTTGCTTCGAATTGGCGTCTAACCCATTCTTTAGCACCGAATTTATCATGCATGATTCTAATATCATCATACCATTCTGAATAATTTTCGTTACGTTTTAAGCTCATACTTTATATTTCCTTTATGTTCATAGTTATATATTTCCATATGCTTTGGTTCAAAGTCATCTACGCTTAACTGTGGTTGCAAATGATAGTTAGCATCATAATGTACATAACCATTTTCTATTTGTGACCAAGCTGTACTAAAATGATCTGAATAAATATGTGCATCAGCTACCATTAGTTTTAGTGTACCTGACTTAGCACCAATTAAGTTAGACCAACATGCTAGCATAGTAGCACCAAATACCATATCACTTGGTATACCTACCATCCAATCACCTGATCTTGAATACATTAACATAGATAAAGTTTTCTCATTATCATATTTATCTTCATCAACATAAAATTGATATAAGAAATGGCATGGTGGTAAGCTTAGATCTTCCATACCTTTAGGATTCCATGCGCTAATAATATGTCTTCTATCATATGGATTAGATCTAAGATTATTTAATACATTTCTTACTTGATTAACACCATTAAAATTATACCAACTATTACCGTAACTAAGACGTAACTCGCCAGTATCAGGATCTCCGAACTCATTCCAGTAATTACACCCCCATTTCTGAAAGTCTTTAACATTTTTAGGCTGTCTAATTATAGCAGCATATTCACCTAGTACACCTTCATAGTGTATCTTACGTGATGTTAGTAACGGGAAGTAATGATTACGCATATCAAATTCTAGTTCTTTAAATGGCAAAGATCTAGTATAACCATTACGACCTTCTTTCTGACGACCATATCTTAGTATGTCTTCAGCTATATTTAAATACTTTTGATTATATATTTGCATGTTTATTCACTTTTGAATATATCTGTTAAGTCACCTTCAACATAAAGTCTGGTACCTGATTTCATATATACACATAAAGAACCAGCGTTCCATTCTTCAATTGATTCAATTTCATCTAATTTTATTGCAATATTCTTTTCAGAGTATTGTTGTTTACATAGTAATACATTATATTTAATAGCATCACCATATTTACCATGATTAAATAGATTTTTAAATTGCATTTATATTCCTTTCTCAGAATTAATTTTATCAATAACATCTGCTTCTTTCATATGTTCATTCTGTAAATACGCAGAAAACATTGCACAGTAAACTGCCATATCTGTTAGTGAATCTTCAAGTGATTCAAAGTTACTTTTCTTATCTGCTTTTTGTGCTAAGTTCATAATTCTTAAATATTTAGTATGAATCATGTGCAAGTATGATAAGTTACCAAATGGAAAATAATCTTCTTCAGTATATCTATCACCTTGGTAATCAGCTTGTTTCTTTTCTTTAAGCTCAGCTGCTTCTTTTAAGATTGTTGAGGCTGTTACTTTTGCCATTGATCTTTCCTTTCTTTTTTTCGGTTATATTTCTTTTTATTTTTAACAACTTTTTGACGATACTTAGGATCTTCAAGTGTTTTAGCAATAGGATTTACTTTAATTAGTAAAGGATTAGTTATATGTATTTTCATGACCGCATACTCCGGATGTGGGTTATAAAAAATTATGTATTGAAAAATTTGCGATAGCAAATTTAAAAAGATTAAATGTCTCCTAAAAGATATTTAAGGAGGTAATTATGGGTTATGAAAATAATGGTAAACATCCTAACTCACTGGCACAGCTAAGGCCAGTTATAGATTCTGATACTGCTCGTGAGATGCAAGCTAAAGGTGCAGAAAAACGTAGGCAAAATAAAGCGCTCCGAGAAGCTATGAGACTATCAGCCTCCGAGTTTAAAAAAATTCGCGATGAGGTTGTTAGTGAAATGCCATCTGCTGTTGATATATTGAAAGTACAGTTAGCCAAAGCGATAGAGATAGAAGACCAGGAAACTATAGAAAGGTTAGCTATAGCTCTTGCAGAATATGAGCAGCCTAAGTTGCAACGTATAGATCAAACAAATTTAGAATTAGATACTTCGGAATTATCAGAGGAAGATTTGCAAAAGAAAATTGCGGAACTGCAGACTGTTAGTTAAACGGATGTGGGTTCGGATGTTGGTTAGGTTTTAAACAAGCCTAGAGGCACTACTTGATTGTAGGCGCTCTAGGCTTATTTTTGCGATCTTACCAGGCCGAGTAAGCTCAAGGAACCTGTCAAGAGAAGTTGCGTGGTTATTTAATGTCGTCGCTACCGACTAGGAGGCCTTAACTCTTATCGCAAACTGGGGTAACTATTGAGACTTGAACTCAAACTAACAGAATCACAAACTGTCGTGCAACCGTTACACTATAGTTACCGTAATGTTTTTTGTTCGTCACGAAGTATTTGAATATAATCGTATGCATCTTTCTTATTCTTGAACGAACCTAATGGAACCCAGTGAGTTCCGTTAATCTTTTGTTTAGCTTTGATTTGATCTTTAGTTACTAAGCCGAGATCAAGAGCTGTAGCTTTAGCAAATGCTCGAACTCGATTATCAACTTTAGATCTTTCAGAAACATCGAAGTGGAATAGCTTAATCATAGTATAACTTCAACGTGTTTGTCGAACCATTCTTTGTTAACACCTTTCATAGCCATACGTTGAGCTAGTTTAAGCTTAGCAACTCTATTATGAAATCTGTTAGAATCAAAGTTAGGATTTCGAGATTTACAGAATGATGCTAGTAAATCAATAGTAGCATCGCAAAGTAATTCTTTGTGAGTTTCGTCAGCACACATATGTGCAAGTGCTTCGAAGTCTTGTCTTGTCATACTCATATTATTACAACCTTTACATTTTCAATGATTAAAATTAAAGTAATACCTAAAGCTATGCCGAGCATAAATCTTGTAATAGTCATATTAATCTGTCTCCTATCTTATTAAGCATATTTAATTCTGAACATGCATCTTTATAACCTTTACGATCTTTAGTATTATACTTTTCATCAATTTTAGAATTAATTAAGAATACTCGGTGTTCGATAAGATCAAGAAGCAAATCGCGTTCTTTCTCATCGAGTAATATTTTATATTCGACTACCATAATTAGAAATTACAGAATGTTGAAGTCATAACATTTCGTATTTCATGATTTTCGATGTCTTCGAGATCTTTATATTCATCGGAAGTACGAGAGCCTGCAATAATAATTTCTATGTCTTCATCGGTAAAATTATTGTTAGCTGCTAATTGAGTTATATTTTCACGGAACTCTAGAACAGTTTCTTCAATAAAATCATTTACGATAGATTCGAGCTCAGCACATCTGGCTTCGTGTACTGATTGAGCAGTGCTAATAATATCTTTATATACTTGAAATAGTGGCATAATAATATACTCTTTAGTTGTTAAAAGGAATGAATAGTTTTAAATCATATTCAGGATTATTTGTAGTACAATAGATATAGGATCGCTCTGATAATTACCAGAAGACCAACAGCTATACCAGCCATTTCCCAAAATGGGTTAGGTTCAAGGTTACTACGCATATTTAGTTTGCTTTGCATTATATTCTAAACGCCATATTTTATTTTTAAGTTTTTCGATTTGACGTTGAACACCAGGAGTTTGACCGGTTTCGATTTCGTGTTTAAGTTTATCAAGGCTTTGTCGATCGTGATGTACATATACATCGAACTCTTCAGCAAACTTATGATTAAGATTAGAATCGGCATTGCCATGTAATAGCTTTTGAGTTTGTGGAATGCCATAAGCACCTTTGAAGTATCGAACTAGAGGAGCTTTGTATTTGGTATGCCATCTTCGTGGGCCACGCGCCATAAGGCGCACTGTATAAAGCATATCATATTCTGTAACCATATTATAAGTTCTTGCATGCTTTCTTACGTTAGCATTTTGTTTAGTAATAGTATTTTTAAGATCGATAAGACTTTTATCATCTTTAGATGCAACAGTAAACTTATATGACTTAGATCGCCATGATGTTTTACTGTTACGAGGTTTACGATATACAGCCATAACAATTACTCCTTACAATATTCTTTAGATGCACGAAGTTTTTCATCTCTGTCATGGATCCAGACGTAACTCCAATGACCGCTAGTAGTACACTTTTTACCGAGCGTAGATACTGCAGGATTATTTAACGGTTTAGGTAGAAATGAACATGCAGTTAGAGTGCATGCGGTTAATATAACAATAAGATATTTCATATAGATTTCCTCGCGGATGATGGTTGAACTAAATAATACTGGAAGACATGCGTTAGCACATCTTCCAGAATCAATATTAACTAAAATGGCATTTCAGAACTATTGCTAGTATCACTACCTTCACTTACAACAGGTTCGAAATCAACAGGTGCTGTATATTCTTTAAAGTCTATAACTTGTACAGCAGTTAATGAATTAGCGATACCTTCACGACCGGCTTGTTTGTAAGGATATTGATAAACAATAACATTACCTGTTGAGCCGTTACCGATTTGCGAAATCTTTTCGTGAGGTAAAGCAACAGCACTTGAATCAACAACTCTTACAGCAGAGTTAGCATCACCATTAGCTTTTACAGCTTTACGCTTTAAGCTAACAGTAAACTTGGTTGAGTCCATTTTATCTTGTTTAACATTAAGATGATTAGAAGACCAAGTATCAGCTATAGCTTTGTCTGTAGTTGCTATTTGTAGTTCCCATTGTTCAGTGCCAAATGGATTTACAGGCTTTGATAGCTTAGCCCAATTTAATTCAACATTATCTATACGATAATTTCTTGCTTCAAATTCTTGCATGAATAGTACCTTTCCTATGCTAGAGTTAATATTTATATTGAGCAGTTTTTCAGACTTACTCAGGTCTACTCACTTCTCAATTGATATATGTATACCATGTATCTTAAAAAGATATTTAGTTAGAGAAGATGGTGAGGAAAAATTTGCGTTAGCAAATTTAAAAGGTTAAGAAAGAGATTATTGAGATTCTTGTTCCATAGCTTTAGCTTGGTTACGCCAAGAGTACATCATATCAATTTCTGATTGAGATAAAAGATCTTCAGCTTTAGGCTCAAGATGCTTTAAGATAAGATCAAGTTTCTTATTGATCTTTTCGAATTTCATAAAGATTAATAAGAACTCAGCTTCGAGATCTTTATCGGATAACGGTTGTACTGGTCGCATGTGCGATTCTCCTGTTGTGGGTTGACGGATGACAAGTATTTTTTAGAGAACACCAGAGCAACTATAACAAAACTCTGGTGTTCTCACTCTCTCTTTATATTTGATGGTGACAGTAGCCACATACACGTACATGGTCGTATTTTATTTCGCATGTATAGTGATTAAAGTCTTCTTCATGATAACAATTATCGCATTTATATGAATCAGAATATATAGAATACTGATATTCATCATGATAATTATGAGTAGCAACAGGTTCTTTGGAATCTCTGAGAGCTGCTGCTTCTTCATAAGATATATTTTTAATTACAAATTTATTTTCATAGTTATCGAATAAGCTAAATGTTTCTATAGCCATGGTTTTTATCTCCGAATTTGTTAAAAGAAAAGAGTATTGAAAAATTTACGTTAGTAAATTTAAGAGAAGATGTAAAGGAGGTGTTACAAACAATGCGTAATCACATAGGACGCGGGGTATATTGTCAGTATTCTGACAGAATAACTTCAAGTAAACTCCATTGTTAAAAATCTGACAGCACTATAAGCACTTATAGCCCCCTATACGGATGTCGGTACCAAAAAATTTTTTATAAAGATAAGATTATAATAATAATTATAAATATATAATAGTGATATTTTGATATGATTATATATATATTATATTTAGATATAATTATTATTATAAAATAGTAAAGAAAAATTTATGATAATAAATTTAAGAATTATTAGGAATATTATTATTTAATAATTGATTAAAGTTATTATGAGAGTTATTTTGTTGATTATTAATATTATTTAAATTATTTTGAGTATATGTATTTAAAGATTTATTAATAATTTTATGAAATTGATTATATATTTGTAATGTAGAAGGATTATAAATTATATAATAAATTATAAGTTGTTGATTATTTAATTGTTGAATAATAGTAGGTGAATTTATATATTGATGTAAATTATTTATTTGTTTAATAGTAGTAATTAAAGAATAAATATTATTATTATATAAATGTATAGTATTATTATTTGAATTAAATAAAAAGAATTGTAAATTTAATTGGTTAGATTTAATAAGATTAGTTATATTAGGTTGATTAATATAAGTAAAAAGATTATTAAATTGTTGATGATTATATAGAGGATTATAATATAATTGTAAAGGATTTTTAGAATTATATTGTTGATAATTATTTTGTTGATAATTATTTTGGTAATTAAATGTGGACATACCCACTCCTGTATAATTGTTATAGTTTAAATTTAAGTATAGAAAAATTTATGTTAATAAATTTTATTAGTATAGGGAGAGAGTAAGTATTAAAAGAATAGTAAGAGAAAGGTTATATAATTAGTAGGGGGTGTAAAAATATATTGGGGTATATATAAAAATTAGATTAAATTTAGTTTATTCTTAAGATAGTATATATTATATCTCCCCCCTTATAGGAGACGTTTAAATTTAAATGTCCCCTAAAAGACAATCTGAGGAGAAGTTTTATGAATAAGAAGAAAGAACTATTAAGACTTCTCGAAGAAAAGAATAAAAGAAATAAATTAAAAGATTATGAAAATAACTTTACTTCCTTTGCATCTGACAATATAAAGATCATTACTAAGGATGCAAGGAGGGGCTTCATTAATTTTTCTTTTAATAGCTGCCAAAAAAAAATTACGGAACTTTTAGAAAAACAGTTAGAGGATACTGGTAAGGTCCGTGCGATTATTTTAAAAGCTAGGCAGCAAGGTATTAGTACATATTGTGCTGGGCGTGTATTTTGGAAAACTTATTTTACTCCTCATGCTCGTTCAGTTGTTATGGCACATGATAGTGCAACATCTGACGCACTATTTAATTTATCTAAAAATATTATTAGAAATATGAGTACTACATATAAGCCAAATGAAATTAAATCGAATGCTAAAGAGATTGTTATTTCATCACCTCACTTTAAAAAAGAAGGCGGAGATAAGCCTATATCGTCTTATAGATTATATACTGCGGGATCACCTGAAGCAGGTCGTGGTACAACACCAACCATAGCACATCTATCAGAAGTTGCTTTCTGGCAACATGATGAAAAGATATTAGCTGGTTTGTTTCAGGGTATATCTGAAGCTCCGGGTACTGAAGTTATACTTGAGTCAACAGCTAACGGTGCGCAAGGTGAATTCTATAGATTATGGAAAGGTGCATTAGAAGGCGAAAATGAGTACTTACCGATATTCCTTCCATGGTTTTCTACAGATGAATACTATAGAAAACCTCCCGAAGGTTTCGAACGTTCCTCTGATGAGGAGCTACTAGTAGAGCAGCACAACCTAAACAACGGACAACTCTACTGGCGTCGGTTGAAGATTGCTGAAGGTGGGGAACTAAAGTTCCGCCAGGAATACCCAGCAACTCCCGATGAAGCTTTTATTACAGCAGGTAAATCTGTTTTTGCAATGGAAAAAGTAAACAACTTAATACCTGTTACTCCAGATAAAAAAATGCTATTTGATTTTGATTCACTTACATGGGAGACATCTAAAGATGGGAATTTGGATATATGGGAGTATCCTGACTGGGATAGCAATTATATTCTTGCTGCCGATGTTGCATTAGGCGTAGGCCAAGATTATTCAGCAGCAGTTGTTATGGATACAGATAGAAAAGTAATTGCTTTGTATCGTGACAGCTATATTGATCCAAGTAAGTTTGGTGATTTGTTGTTTTACCTTGGTAGGTATTATAATAATGCATTGCTAACTGTTGAAAGTAATTCAATGGGGGTTGCAACATTATCTCGGCTTGCACAGATGAATTATATAAATTTATATAAACAAACAAAAATTTCAGCTATATCAAAAGAGGAAGGTACAACACCTGGCTTTAGAACAACTCAGGTAACAAAACCACATATAATAGGTAATCTTAAAAATGCTGTAGAAAATGATGATATATGGATAGCATCTAAAACAATTATACAGGAATTAAAAGATTATGTTAGTACCGACTCCGGAAGAACTGAGGCTGCTCCTGGTTGTCATGATGACACTATTATGGCTACAGCTATTGCCTTAGAAACATTAAGAACACATTACGACAAGTTAACTATGAATAAAGTACCGTGGTCGCAAAAAGCAGATAATTTTTTGTTTGATGATGATACACAGTGGCTTTAAGAGTTCCCATTGTCCTCGCTGCTCCGGCGGAAGCAGGGGATAAATCCGCCACCTAAGGAGGTATATATGAAAGAAAAATTAAAAAATTTTAGTAAAAAATTCGGTGAAGGCACAGCCTGGGATTTAGATTATGGTAAGCTATTAATAATTGGTTTGTTAGTTTATCATATCTTTATACAATGAAAGCTAGATGCATAAATACAAAGATCATAACTTTAGTTGACGAAATATCACCTGAAGAATCTATAGCTATAATAGCACTAGCGAAAGCAGTAGGTATTAAACTTACAATAACTAAATCATGTAAAATATTAATATTTAAATGTGATACATTAGAAGCTCCATTACAGTTGTTAGCTGAAATGGGCTTATCTGAATATATAGGTGCAATGAAAGAAATTATAGAATGGGAGCTAGTTGAAGATAACACTTCAGCACAAGTAATAGATTTTATGGGAGAAAAGTAATGACTTTGAAAAAACATCAAAATCCTAAGGGAGGATTAAACGCAGCGGGCAGGGCATATTATAATAGAAAAGATGGTGGTAATTTAAAAGCGCCTGTTAAGAAAACACCATCTAAAAAAAGTAAAGATTTTAAAAGGAAGGTAAGTTTTGCTGCACGATTTGCAGGAATGAAGGGACCTATGAAAGATGAAAAAGGTAGACCAACTAGGAAAGCCTTAGCATTAAAAGCATGGGGATTTGGCAGTGTAGAAGCTGCAAGAAATTTTGCAAATAGACATAAAGCTAAAAAGTAATAAGGAGTTTTTATTATGGCTAAAAGTACAGTAAATAAAGCAGGTAATTATACTAAACCAACTATGCGTAAAAATTTATTTAATAGAATAAAAGCTGGTGGTAAAGGTGGTAGACCAGGACAATGGTCTGCACGTAAAGCTCAGATGTTAGCTAAACAATATAAAGCTAAAGGTGGGGGCTATAGATAATGGCTTTAAGTAAAGGCCAGAAAAGTCTAAAGAAGTGGGGTAAAGAAAAGTGGCGAACTAAGAGTGGTAAAAATTCTACTGTAGGTCCAAAAGCTACAGGTGAAAGATATATGCCATCGTCAGCTATAAAATCTTTAACTGCCGCTGAGTATGCTGCAACAACTAGGAAGAAAAGAAAAGATACTAAAGCTGGTAAGCAGCACTCTAAACAACCAAAACGAATTGCAAAGAAAGTAGCGAGGCACAGATGATATTTTTATTTCAACAAATGTTATGGTTAATAGGAAACAGAAATAAAATATTATTAGATAAGTTACTTGATAAAAGCAAACATAGAATACATTCAACAAAGTTTGATGATCTATGTAAATAATAAGGAGATGAGGACATGTTTGAAGCATTCATAATGGTATGCTCAGTTTATAATTTTATGGATTGCCGTACATTTAAAGATCTAAATGGTCCATATGTAGAAATGGAAAAATGCGAAGTAAGAATAGAAGAAATGAAATTTGATATAATAAATAATAAATTACCATTTGTAGTTATTAAACAAAAATGTACGGATCAGTTTACAAACCCGGAAAAGTACAATGGTAATGAAAGCAATACAGAAAAACTTAGAGAAAAACTCAAGATTTAATGAGTATGATGAGGATGGTGACGGCGTAGTTTCTGATGAAGAACTATTGCATTTAAAAGAAATAAAAGAAACAGAAGCTGCGCTGCGTAAGCAGTTAGGCCAACTTAGAATGGCTAGATATACTTTAATAGGTATGGGTGTGTTTACAGTAGCAATGTTTTTACCGTGGGTACCATTAGAAAGAGTTGAAGCTCTATCAGATGTAAGTAACTTATTTTATATATCAGGTGCTGGTATAGTAGGTGCATACATGGGTACATCAGCATGGATGAGTAAAAGAGGATGATATGGTTATCAATGGACAAGGATGGCAAAACCATGAAGAAAGTTTTGAAGAAACATTAAGAAGAGAAATGTTATCTGCAAGGCAAGCTTTATGGTTAGTTAAAATGGATTTGAAAGAATTACAAAAAGCGCATTACAAATTGCTACAAAGAAATAAAGAATTATTAGCAGAGCTAGCAAACAAAAAAGAATGTACATGTTAAAAATCCCAGGAGCGGAATATGTCAAGATATATACAAGAACCACGTAGTAAAGAAAAGAAAAAGGAAAAACCTAGAACTCTTCCTAAACCTGGTTCATATGCAGTTTCAGATTTACAGGACTTAAAAAAGAAAGTTCTTATGCATCAAGGAGGTAAGAGATGACCGAACCTTATGGATATAAAGAACCTGTAACTGATGATGAGTTAGTTGAGCTTATTGATAGAGGTATAATGAATTCTAGCGGTGATTGGCTAGATTCAGCAGATCTATCAAGAGAAAGATTAAAAGCTACATATGAATATGCGGGTGTACCTGAAAGTCATTTATCACCACAAGGCGTAAGTGCCATTGTTGATACATCTACAACAGAAGTTGTTGAAGCATATACTGCAATTATATCAGATTTATTTTTAAGTAATCATAAGTTAGCACGATTTGTACCTTATGATGACTCACCAGGCAGCTTTGCTGCGGCCAAAGATGCTTCAGCTATAGTAAATTATTGTTTGTTTAAAAAGAATAACGGCTGGGAGCTTATGTCTCAGTGGATTAAATCTGCATTACTATGGAAAAATTCTGTATGTCGTTGGACATATATAGAAGATTTTGACCATAAGTTTGAAGAATACGAACAAATATCCCAAGCAAAGCTTGATGAGCTGTTATCAGATGAAAATATAGAAATTGTTGGAGACTTACAGTCTGCAAATGTTTTTGCAGAGCAAGATCCTTTGCAAGGACAACAGCCACAAGCTGAAGTAGTGTACATGAATGTACGATTAAAAAGAGCAATTGACAAATCTCGTGTAAAATTAGAGTTAGTACCACCAGAAAATTTTAGAATATCACGTGAAGCTACGTCAATTGATGAATCATCTTTTGTTGGTATACAAACAGAGATGACAAGATCAGAATTACGTAAGCATTATCCCGAAGAAACTGCAAATATTACAGAATGGGACGAATTAGGTGACACAGCTTACGCAGGTAGTCTAAGATATTCGCAAGAAGTTGCTGCAAGAAAAGAAATTACAGGACAAGAATACATATCAGGCAGCATGGTAGAAAATGATGCGCCATTAGAAGCTAATAAACCGGTAACAGTTACAGAATCGTGGCTAAATGTGGACAGAGATGGCGATGGTATTGCAGAGTTAAAGCATATAATAACTGTTGGCGACTATATAATGTATGAAGAAGACATTGATAGTATACCATTAGCGTGTCTTACACCTATAGACATACCATTTGAGTTTTATGGTTTGTCAATGGCAGACTTTACACGTAGTTCTACACTAGCATCTACTGCTATACTACGTGGATTTGTAGAGAATACTTACTTAACTAACTATTCACCTAAACTTGCAGATCCTAATGTAGTTGATTTTAGTGCATTACAAAATATGAAGCCTAAACAGATTATACCAACTAACGGTAGTCCGGTAAATGCAGTACAACAAATGCAACCTGAAACAATATCACCAGGTACTGTACCAGTATTAGAATACTTACAGCTAATAAAGGAGCAAGCAACGGGCATGTCAAAGGCCGCACAAGGCCTTAATGATACTTTGTATATATCAGGTAACTCAGAACAAAAGCTAGCTGCTGTGCAGTCTGCAGCACAGAAAAGAATACAACATATTGCACGTAGGTTTGCTGAGACGGGTTTTAAAAAGCTAGTAGCTGGTATATATGAAACTATGCATAAAAATATGAAAGGTAAAATGTCATATAATTTAGATGGTGTATATGGTACTGTTAATATAGATAATTTACCTTCTAATATGGATGTAGAAATTTTATTAGATATTGGTGAAAACTCTAATGCTAATCAAATTCAAAAGCTATCTAAGATAGGTGGTGAAATATTACCAGCATTAAATACTGCTGGTGCAGGTATAGTAGTTAAACCTGAAGCACCTGCTATATTAGCTACCAAGTTAATTGAAGCAATGAACTTAGATAGTAATGATTTCTTAGAAGATTATACTACTGATGAGTTTAAACAAAAAGCTGCTCAAACAATTCAAAAGCAATCGCAAGATGCTGAACAAAAATTACAAATAGAGCAAAAGAAAGCTATGGCTGATTCCGCTTTAGCGGAGGCTAATGTTGGCTATACTCAAGCTCAAACTAAAAATACTGAAGATGATAATGCAAAACAATTAGCTGTAGCTATAGATAAACATTATCAAGAATGGGCTGACCTTACTATTAAAGCAACTAAAGAAGGTGCCCCAATAGCTGAGCATCCTAACTATGCTCAGATAATAATGATGGCCAAACAAATCTTAAAGGGAGAATAATTATGGCGACAGTTACAATTAATGCATCAGGTGTTGGTGCAGCACAATCAGGAGGAGCCGTATCAGGAACTAGTATATTAATTGTTAATGATACTGATGCTGCTGTTACATTTGACGTAACAACTGGAGGATCAACAGTAGAGCAATCTGGTATAACTATACAGAAAAAAGATTTTACAATATTATCAGGTCTTGCTAATGCTGCTAAGACATTAACAAGCGTTAAAACTGCTCATGGAACAGTTGCGCAAAAAGATGAAAAATTATATATTCATTTAGCATCTTAAATAATTAATAAATAGTAACGCCTAATGGGTTACTAATAATCTTGCTTAAAAAGGAGAATACTTATGAATCAAGCATTAACTTTATTAGATCACTTAAATACGTTTACACCTTACGCTGTAGGGTTTGATAGGCTATTTGACCAATTAGCTAGTAGCTCTAGGACGACTAGCTCATACCCACCATATAATATTATAAGAGAAAACGATTACGATTTTAAAATTGAAATGGCTCTTGCAGGTTTTAGTAAAGAAGATATTGAAGTGGTGGTAGCTAATGATGTATTAACTATAAAATCTGTAAAAGAAAATAATCAAGATAGTAAAAATATTTACAAAGGTATTTCATATAGAAAGTTTACAAGAGAATTTGCTTTAGCAGAAGATATAAGAGTTGAAGATGCAAAATTAGAAAACGGTCTTTTGACTGTTAATTTGATTAGGGTAATACCCGAAGCAAAGAAACCAAAAACAATTAAAATTAAATAGGAGGACATTATGGATCCGATTACATTTTCAGGCGTAGTTAGTTTTGGAATTAAATTAGTACTAGCTCTTGGCCTAACAAAAGAAGTTGTAACTCCACTATTAGTATCTGCATTTGGCGGCTAATATGGATAAGTATCGGGAGACAGCCGAGAAGAGGCTGGGTAATAATAAGTCATATGGTAAACATAAAATACATCCCGAAGAATTAGCGCGGCGTGCCCATGTTAAAGGGCACTTCGCATCTAGAGAACGAGATGAATTTTTTGATGAAGTATATGGCGAAGTCTTAATTGACTTATTTGTGGAATGGTTAAAGACTGAACCACATGAAACTAAATCTCGAGAGTTCCTCTACTCTTCAGCTATGGCACTTGGTAGTGTTAAAGAAAGAATGATAAACTTCGAGACATATGGAAAAAATATTCCATACCTAAAGGAGGACAATGATGACGAATCGAGAAATTGATTACAATAAGTTATTAGAAAATATTAATGAAATGATTAATACATTAGAATATGATTCAAGTAGAAGTGGTGGTAAAACTAAACTTAACTGTGATAAATTATATTTTTTGTATCAATTACAACAAAGATACCATTCACTATTAAAACCTAAAAAAGAGGTAACTAAGAAATGAGTGAGCAAATACCCGAAGCACAAGTAGACTCTACCCCAACAAAGGATGACTCTATTGCACCGGATGGTCGAACACAAGAACAATTGCTGGCTGACATTGTTTCTAATTCGGACTTTGTACCGAAAGAAGAATCTCTACCCGAAGAGCAAGTACCTGAAGTAGACCCAGGCGAATCAGAAGAAATAGAAGACCCAAAAGAAACTGATGAACCTGTAAAAGAAGAAGTTGAAGAAGAAGCTGAAACCGAAGAAGTTGAAGAAGTGGTTGAGGATGCCGATGAACAATCCGCTACCCAAGACACTACATTATTTACTCCTGAAGAATTAGACTTAGAAGCAAAAGTATCTATTAAGATCGATGGGCAAGATACTGAAGTTTCTTTTAATGATCTTATTAAAGGTTATTCTACTGAACAATCTCTATCTAAAAAGGGTCGTGAACTTGGTGACGCAAGGAAAGACTTTGAAAAAGAGTATCAAGATAAGTTAGCTGAAGTAAAAGAAATGTCAGATACTTCAATTGCTATTTTATATAAATCTGAACAAGAGCATGCTAAAGAGTTTCATGCTGTTGAAGAAAAAATTGATAAAGCTCGAAGCGAAAATAATACATATGATCTTAGTGATCTTAAAGATCAAAGAGAACAAATTCAAAAAAAATATTGGACAGCAAGAAAAGAGCGAGAAGGTTTACAAAAAACTGTTGCTGAAAAATCTAAGGAACAAATGCAAAAAGTATGGGATGAACAGTTAAAAGTATTTGACGAAACTATTCCAACTTTAATTCCTGGGTTTAATGAAAATGTTGCTAAAGATATTCGTGAATTTGCAATCAAAGAAGGAATTGATGAAAAAGTATTAGATACTATTATTGATCCTAATATTGTTAAGTTTGTTAATGATTATAGAGTATTAAAGCAAGGATTAAATAAAGGAGTTGCTAAACGTAAAACAGCTCCGACTAAAACAATTCCTGTTAAAAAATCTAAACCTGTAAAGCAAAAACAAATAGATGCTGCGCAGGCTTTAAGACAAAGAGCTTTGAGTAAAGATTCAACTAAAGAAGATCAAAATGCATTTTTAAGAAGTTTAGCTGAGCGGTCACTATCTAATATTTAATCTTAGGAGAATTAAGATATGACTAACTTATTAGCTGTTCGCGCCACAGGAGGTCCGGCAGGTCCAGCGCGAGCATCAAATGCTAACGTCTCACAAAGAGAAGACTTAGCTGATTTTATAACAATGATTACTAGAGATGAGACTCCGTTCACATCAGACATTGGTAAATCATCAGCATCCGCTATTTATCATGAATGGCAGACAGACACACTCGAAGCTCCAGGTAATTCAAGAATTCCTGAAGGTCAAGACTTTTTAGCTCCAGCTTCTGGCGGTGCTTCTGCAACACCTACTGTTGGTAATAAGTTTGCAGAGTCAGGTCCTCAAAGAACCAGACTAGGTAACTACACACAGATTAATGGTAAAACTATTGCTGTGTCAGGAACAAGACGAGCTGTTGATCAAGCGGGTGTTGCAGACGAGTATGCATACCAACTTAAGAAGCGTGGTACAGAACTACGAAGAGATGTTGAATTTGATATGATTCACTCTTATAATGTATCTGCTGCTGTTGGCGCACAGAACGGTGATGCAAGATCTGCAGGTGGTTATCAATCATTTATTCAATCAACTGACACTTGTGTTTATTTAGGAGAGTGGGCATCACCTGCGGCTGGTGTTGCAACTCTAAATGCAGGTACTACTGCAATTAGATCCTCATTAAGTAACACTAACGTTCCAGCTGTAGGATCTTTAGCTCTTACTGATATTGATTCTGTTATGCAGAAAATTTATGAGCAAGGTGGTAAAGCTACTAAAGTAATGGTTTCACCAAAACTACGAAGAGACTTTTCTGATCTTATGGTTAGTGATACTGGTGTAGTTAGAAATATTGATGCAGGCGGTCAATTAAGACAATCTGTTGATGTGTATATGTCAGACTTCGGTGAGATTATGGTTATGCCTAATTATATCATGGGTCTATCAAATACTGTGCAATTCAAAAACTCTGCAGGTTCACCAGCAAATATTTCTGCGGTAACTCAAGTTGCAGATTTTGCAGCATTGATTTATGATCCAATGTGGTTTGCTACAGCTTACCTAAGAAACCTACAAGAGGTTGACGTAGGTCAGCAAGGTGACTCAACCAAAGGTATGATGGTTGAAGAATGTACTCTTGAAGTACGTAATCCATTAGGTTGTGGAGCAATCTACGGACTTAACTAAAACTTTTAGGAGAGGCTTTAATTAGTCTCTCCTTTTTATTGGAGAATAAATATGACAAAAAAGGGCGGAACAGTAGGTCCTATTTGTCCACCAGGACAAATGTATGATCCACTTGCAGGTAAGTGTATGCCAAAACCAAATGCACCTGAAGGTTACTTTCCAAAGAAAAAGAAAAAGTTATTTAAGGGAGCAGGAAAAGAAATTATGCAGCCTGCTAAAAGATATAAAGAAGGCGGTTACGTTATTACAGGGAGAGATTAATGGACTATTCTAAAGTTAGTAAGAAAAGTCAGAAGAGAGGTTTACAAGTAATTAATAATAGACCTTTAAAAAAGAAAAAAAGTTTAAGTGAGATAAAAAAGTTTATTCAAGATCAAATGCCGCCAGGTACAGCTTCTTATAGAAAGAGTGATTATGACGACGGTAAGAGAGTAGTCAATACTTCTAAGGGTCCAATTATAACTAATTTAAAAACTAAAGACAAAGCTACTTATAAAGCTATGGGTGGTGTGGCTAAGTACTACAAAGGTGGTGGTGAGGTATTAACTGGTCGCCAACATAATTTACCAGATCATTTAAAAAAGAAAATAATAGCTGCTAAGAAAAAGAAAAACTAATTAACATAACGGAGGGAACTATGTACGTTATTAAAACAAATGCAGGAAATATATACCCAGTAGAAAAGTGTGTATACAGAATAGGCGCAGCTACAGGTGGAGGATATAAGTTAACACATTTAGATCTTATAAATGTAAGTAGTACACCAGCACCAGCTTTACAAGCATCGCTTACAGCAGCAACAGCTGGAGATTTATTAGGTTACATTGGTAAGTCAGGTAGGTTTATAGCTATTACAGAACCGGCTACTTAATAGGAGAAGAGGATGGCAAAAGAAAATGAATTTACATTTGGTAGTGCTACAGTAAATCCAAAGCAAGGTATTAAAGCAGGCTTTGATTTATCTTCTGGAGATTGGGAAGCTAAGCAAGATATTAGTCAATACTTAAATAACGCTAAGCTGGATAGAGATAGAGAGGCTTATTTCGGAAAACAAAATAAAAGTGGTTTTAGAAAAATGGCCACTATACCAGATATTGTAGCTATTAAAATTAATGAAGATCATGGAATAAATTTACACGATGGTACGTTTATGCATGATAGAGATAAAATGAAAAAGTTAAAGTATATATTACAAACGGAATATAAACATTTGCTTGTAAATACTTAGGGAGAATAGTATGAGTACGCCTAAATTTGACGCTTTAAGAACTATAATTAGAGACTGGTCTAATAGGCAAGATGAAAGCGTTTTACCTAATGACAGAATACAAGAAGCTATGAAGTATGCCGCTGATAAAGCCTATAGAAAGCTTAGAGTAGCGGCATTAGAAAATACTATAACATATAACTCCACAGCTTTAACTGCGGCTACTACAGCGGCTAATACTTTTTTACCAAGTCAAACCGATTTAACTTTACCAACAGACTTAATAGAATTTATACAAATAAGAGAAATTGATTCAGCTGGTAGAACATGTAGAGTATTTAATGAAAAAACAGATTTAAGAACATTTAATGATTGGTCATCTATTAAAACTAGTTATATAGGTTATTTTTCAAGACAAGGTAATACTTTGTTATTAGCACCAGGATTTGGTCAAGCTAATAGTATAAGTACTGCAGACAAAGTTGAATTACATTATTATAGAAGACTACCTGCATTAAATGCATTATATGATGTAACACCAGCTAACTATGCTGCGGGATTTTTAACACAAGATAATACAGCTGCTGTAAGTCTTTTCTTTGTTAATAATGATACTAGTACAGCTTATGCTACACAGTCAGAAGCAACAGCAGCAGATACTGGAGGTGTAGGAACAAATAATGCTAAGTACAGAGGTAATGAAGCGGCTAATTGGTTACGAGATGAAAATGAAAGAGTTATTATGATGGGTGCTTTAGCAGAAATATTTTATTATTTGCAAGATGATGATCAAGCTATAAAATATAAAAAGTTATTTGAAGAGGAAATATTTGAATTAAATGATGAGGATACTAAACGTAATGCGGCGGGAGGAAACGTGCAAGTAAACTTTAATGGAAGAGGGTTAATCTAATGACAACACCAGCAGCACCAGATACAGTTAATTCAGTTGGAGCAACTGATGATGCCTCAAAAGGAGGATTGTTTAATAGTTTAAATAATACAACTCTTAATACACTTGAACAAGCAATAGCAACTAGAGCTACTGCCGCAGCAACCTCAGCTACTAATGCAAAAACTAGTGAGACTAATGCCGCAGCTTCAGCTACGAGCGCAGCTAATACTTTAGATGCATTTGATGATAGATATTTAGGAAATAAAACTAGTGACCCTACTGTTGATAATGATGGTAATGCATTATTAACTGGAGCTTTGTATTTTAATACTAATGATAATGTTATAAAAGCATATACAGGTTCAGCTTGGTCACGAATAAAACCAACAACTTCCCATCAAACTAGTATTGATGCAGTAAATACTGATCCATTTAAAACTAATATAAATAATGTATCAGGTAATGCAAATAATATAAATACAGTAGCTGGAGATACTGCAGAAATTAATGCTCTTAATGGAAGCGGAGTACTTGCAAATATTGGTATAGTAGCTGGTCAAATATCTCCAACAAATAATATAGCAACTGTTGCTGGCGCTAATTCAAATATCTCGACTATAACTGCTGGTAGTGTAATAGCAGATATTGGTACTGTAGCTAATATAGATACTGCAGTTAGTAATGTATCTACTATATCTAATGCTGTAACTTCTGTTAATAATAATAAAACAAATATAAATACAATAGCTACAGGACAAACAGGAGGAAATTCTAACCTCGCTAATTTAAATACAATTGCTACTGGTACAACCGGTGGTAATGCAAACTTAGCTCAAATAAATACAGTTGCTGTAAACACAAATAATATTAATACTGTTGCTCAGGCTGATTCAAATATAACTGCTCTTAATGGAAGTGGAGTAATAGGTAATATAGGGACTGTTGCTGGAATACATAGCGACGTTACAACAGTAGCTGGTATAGAAAGTGAAATACAAGCAGTAGCTGCAGATGCTACAGATATTGGTGCAGTAGCTGCAAAAGCTACAGAAATAGGAAGACTAGGTACAGCTGATGCAGTAGCAGATATGAATAAACTTGGTACTGATGCTATTGTAGAAGATATGGATAAGCTTGGTACTGATGCTAATGTTATAGCTATGGGCCATTTAGGTAATACTACTGTTGTAGGTAATATGGCTACTTTAACAGCAGGTAATGTTTTATCTGAAATTTCAACAGTTGCAGGTGTAAGTTCCGATGTTACAAGTGTAGCTACTAATATATCAAATGTAAATACAGTCGCAGCAATCTTTGAAGGTACTGCCACATATACTGTTACAGTAGTTAATTCAGGTGGTAATAAATTTGCTATTAATACAGGATCAGGATCTACAACAGCTCCAGCGCTAATACTTGTAAAAGGTTTTACTTATACATTTGATGTTAGTGATAATACTAATAGTGGACATCCACTTGCATTTTTAGATGCATCAGGAAATGCTTATACTACAGGTGTAACTGTAACTGGTACAGCCGGTCAAGCAGGTGCTAAAGTAGTTTTTACGGTACCTACTACAGGAACACAACCAGCTAGATATTATTGTACTGCTCATGGTAATGCTATGGGTAATACTATTACTACTGAAAGCAATGATATTGCAGAAGTGCTAGCTATATCTAATGAAATTACAACAGTTTCAGGAATAGATAGTGATGTAACAGCTGTAGCAGGTAAAGCAACTGAAATAGGTTTATTAGGTGTACCAGCTGTTATTACAGATATGGATATACTTGGTACAAACCCAAATGTAACTGCGATGGGTCATCTTGGTACACCTGCTAATGTAACTAATATGGCTGCTTTAAATGGAAGTGGTGTTATAGCTAATATTGCAACAGTTGCTACAAATATAACTAATGTAAATACTTTTGCTAATACTTATTTTATTGGTGGCTCTGCTCCTACAGGTGGTACAGTAGGTAGTGGTGATTTATGGTATGATACTAGTAGTACACAAATGAAAGTACATAATGGTTCTTCGTTTGTAACTTTTATATCAACTTATGATACAGATAATTTATCTGAAGGTAGCTCAAACTTATATTATACAGATACTAGAGCTGATGCTAGAATTACAAATGCTTTTAGTAATGCTGTAAGTTTAGGTAGTACCTTAGCTGTAGGTAGTAACTTAGTTGTTTCTGGAGGTAGTAATTTTACTGGAAATATGTTTGCTTCTGGTACGTTAAATGTTAGTAGTAATTTTAATGTTAATACTAATAAATTTAATGTTGTTGCACCTACTGGAAATACATCAATAGCTGGTACTTTAGGTGTAGCTGGAACAACTACATTAAGTGGAACAACTACATTAAATAATGATGTAACTTTTACTGGTGATAACTATAACGTAGTATGGGATAAGTCACAAAATTCATTAGAGTTTAGTGATAGTGCCAGAGCTACATTTGGTACTGGTAGAGACTTTCAGCTTCAATTTAATGGAGCTAATGGTCTTATTGAAAATTATACTGGTGATCTGTTCATATCAAATTTTTCTAATGACCAAGATATATTTATTCGTTCTGACAATGGTAATGGTGGTTTTACAACATATATAAAGGCTGAGGGTAGCACTGGTGAAACTCAATTATATTATTATGGCAGTGAAAAATTAGCAACTAAATCTGCTGGAGTAGATATAACTGGAATGTTAACAGTTGATAGTTTACTTATTGATGGTGGCGTTATATTCACTGGCGCTAACTATAGTACTCAATGGGATAAAGCAAATAATGCTTTACACTTTACCGATAATGCTAAAGCTACATTTGGTAGTGGTTCTGATTTAAAAATAACTCATGATGCAAGTAATAGTATCATAGCAGATGAAGGCACTGGTAGTTTATTTGTTAGAGGTAGTGCAATAAGAATAGATGATCCTAATAGTGATGACTATATTGTTTGTACTCAAGATGGTTCAGTTGATATATATTATGATGGCATTAAAAAGTTTGAAACAACAAGTACTGGCTCAAAAGTTACTGGTGATTTAGAAACTACAGCAGACATAGAATTAGGTCATGCTTCTGACACCACAATATCAAGAACAAGTGCTGGGGTTGTAGCAATAGAAGGTAATACAATATTAACAACTGGTAACTCAAACACACCAACAACTACATCATCTTCTAGTGATGCCGATCATGTTTTAGTTAACGATAATGGCACAATGAAAAAGATTACTCCTGCTAATTTAGGAGTAATTTCTAATGCAGCATCACAAGGTTTTGCAGTAGCAATGGCAATAGCATTATAGGGAGAAAATAATGGCACAGAATTTTAGACAATACAAAGAAAGAAACATAGGGACAACTGCTGTTGATATGCCTAATGGTTCTGATTTTGATAGCTTTGATTGTATCGTAGGAATACGATTAGCAAATACAAGTGCACAATCAATAACAGTAGATGTATATTTACAAACAAATCCTTCAGACGCTAATACAATTTATTATCTTATTAAAAATGCACCAATACCAAGTGGATCGTCACTTGAGCTTATAGATGGTGGTGCTAAAGTAGTTGCAGTAAGTGGAGATAGATTATATATTAAATCAAGTGTAGCAACTTCATTGGATGCTATTGTATCTGTTGTTGATGCTATCAGTACATAGGAGGATTAAATGGCATATATAGGAAAAGAACCTTTAGCAGGTAATTTTGTAAAGTTAGATGCTATAACTACTTCTGCTACAGCAACTTATCCATTAGAACGAAACAGTGTTGCATTTAAACCTGCAAATGCAGAATCATTATTAGTAAGTTTAAATGGTGTAACACAAGCTCCCTTAGATGCTTACACAGTAAATGATACTAATATTGTATTTGCAAGTCCATTAACTTCAAGTGATACTATAGATTATATACTTGCTCTCGGTGAAATAGGAGCAGTAACAACTCCCGCTGATAGTACAGTAGATACTCCTAAATTAACTACAGGAGCAGTCACAGAACCTAAGCTTGCAACAGATTCTGTAACAACTATAAAGATTGCTGATGATGCAGTTACTGGAGCTAAGATAGAAAACAATCCTACAATAGCAGGTAACTTAACTGTAAGTGGTACAAGTGCATTAACAGGTGATGCAACAGTAAGCAGAAATGAAGCAAATGGAACTGTTAGATTAACTTTATCAAATACTGGTGTTAATGGTTCTACTGAATATTCAGAGTTAAAATTAAATTCCACTGCTGGTGGAACACAAACTTCTGTAGTTCAACATAGAAATAATTATGGATTAAATATAGGAACAACAACAAACCATGCAGTTTATTTACTACAAAATAATGCAACTGCTTTAACTATAGATACAAGTAAAAATGTAAAACTTCCAAATGATGCTGGTGATTTTACATTTACAACCAATTCATTACATATAGGTGCTAGTGCAGATATTAAGATAGGTCATACAAATAATAACAATGTTATTCTGTCTGATAATGGTATGCCCTTTAATATCTATACTGACGTATTTAGAGTTAATAGTGCTGATAACTCTGAAAATTTATTTGGTGCAGATAAAAATGATGCTTTCTTTGCTAAATTTGACAATGTAACAAAACTTCAAACTTATTCTCAAGGTCTACAAGTAAATGGAAATATAAGAACTGGTAATTCTGGTGATAGGGCTATTATAGGACGAGCTCCCATTACAGGCACAACAGTTAATAATGGTTCTACTACTACTGTTGCTGGTGTAAATGGTGTTTTACATAATATTGTAATTGTAAGTGATGGTGGTGGAAGTGGTGGATGTTTTGCAATGTCATATAATACTGGTGTAACTAAATTAGCTGGTTCTGGTAATTATACAAATTCTCAAAATACGTCTTCATCAACAAACATTTATAAATCTGGTAATAGCCATGCTGTTACTCTGCAAAACAATACTGGTTCAGATAGAAGTTATTTTATATTAGTTTTAGCTTCTTACGATTAAGGGAAAAAAATTATGACAATAAAAAAAATTACAATAGATAAATTTGAAAATGAAAAAGTTAACAATGATAATTTACCAGATGAAAATGGTACTTTAAAAAAGAAAGTAGGTTTTAAAGTAATAAATGATAATGATAGTGTTTATATCATTGATAGATATTTAGATATTGTTGACGGAAAAACTGACGATGAATATTCAAAAGATGCTTATGATTTAGCAAAAAATGATATTGATAATTGGTTAAAGTCTTTAGAAAATATAGGTAAAACATTTAATTTAGATACTGGAAAGCTAGAGTAAATTGTAGGAGAGTATATAATGGCTATAACAAAAATAAAATCTTTAGGTATAACTGATGGAACTATAGCCGCAGGTAATATTGCAGATAATTCTATTACAAATGCAAAAATAAATGCAAGTGCTGCAATTGCTAAATCTAAATTAGCGGCATTAGATATTGTAAATGCAGATATTAATTCTAGCGCAGCTATAGCTAAAAGTAAATTAGGGGCTTTAGCTATTACAAATTCGGATATAGATAATAGTGCATCAATAGCTCAAAGTAAAATGGCAGCTTTAACTGCTGCTAATCTTCCAGCAGGATATGGAACTGATTTAGTAGGCGTTATTATATCTTATCCAAAAGATACATTACCAACTGGGTTTTTAGCTTGTGATGGATCTGCAGTAAGTAGAACAACTTATGCAGATTTATTTGCTGTAGTAGGAACTACCTATGGAACTGGAAATGGTTCAAGTACATTTAATGTACCAGATTTAAGAGCAACATTTTTAAGAGGTGCTGGCGACCAGACTTATAGTTCTAAAGCATATTCTGGTGGAACTGCAGGAACTAAAAAAATACAATCACTTCAAAACTTTCAAGCAAGAACAAGACACACATATCATAACTATTATGCTTGGTCAGATATACCAGTAGGATTTTTTCACCCACATAGTAACTGGGGTGGTTCTACTACTGGAACACAATTAAGTTCAACTAGTAATGATGTTGGTTCTTTGTCATCAACATCAAGCAATAGAACTTATGGTAATTATGAAAATTCTGATGCTGCTAATAATGAAACTAGACCATTTGGTATGGCAGTTAAATTTTGTATTAAATATTAGAGGTAAATATGAGTAACGATAAAACAGTTTGGAACATAAATACTGGACATCCAGAGATAGTACATGAAAGCCCATTAGAAAAAGGGGTATGGCATATGCCTCCTGATGTTTGTGAAGTTGAACCACCAAAGTTTGATGATACTAAACAAAATTGTAAATATGATGGAGGTAAATGGGTAGTTACTGATTATAACCCTCAACAAGATTATTTAGATAGTTTACCTAAAATAGATAATCCAGAATAAAATAAAACGGAGAATAAATAATGTCATATGTAGGTAATCCTCTAGCAACTGCTTTTGCACCTAGAGTAAAACAAGATCTTACAGGTCAGAGTGGAAATAGCTTTACCTTAAGCCATGCAGTATCTAGTCCAAATGATTTATCAGTTTATATAAACCATGTACGTCAGGAACCAACAACAGCTTATACAGTTGATTATACTACACTTTCAACTACAGGTACAGTTGCTAGCACAGATGATTTTTATATTATATTTGATGAATTAGCTTTACAAAGTATTGCACATGATGAATTCACAGCACTGAAAGCTACGAGTGGAACTTTTACTGGTGCAATAACTACAACTCAATTAGCATCTAGTGGTCCTGTATCAGGAACTACTTTATCAGCAAGTAGCACAACAACTTTAAGTGATGACGTAACTTTTACTGGTGCTAATTACAATGTCGTATGGGATAAGTCTGATAATGCGTTAGAGTTTGCAGATAATGCTAAAGCTACATTTGGTGCAGATGGTGATTTACAAATATATCATGATGGTAATCATAGTTATATTAGTGATCAAGGCACTGGTGGAATAACAATTCTTAATGATAGTTGGATGTATATTAAAAGTGCTGATGCTTCTGAAATAAAAGCAATCTTTAAAACTAATGATAGTGTAGACCTTTATTATAATAATAATAAAAAGTTTGAAACAACAAGTGCTGGTGCAACTGTAACTGGTGACTTAACAGTTAGTGGTGGATTAATTCCTGGTAGTATTAATGCAACAACAGTAGCCAATATTTCTATGAACTCTCAAGCAAGTTATTTAGGAAATTATAGAGCAATAGGTTGGGGTGGAACAGCTAATGGAACTACACACATATATTCACAAATAAACACAACTGACCATTTAGTTCTTCATGCTGGAACTGGTAAAGGTATTATATTTGAAACTGGTGGTTCAACTGCTGATAGAATGACATTAGATTCTGATGGTAATTTAGGATTAGGAGTTACTCCTTATGGACATCATGCTAATTGGAGTCATATGGATCTTGGTGCTAGATGTGGCATAGGGCATTATAATGCTGGTGATAGTGTATTTTCACATAATAATTATTTTGATGGTCAGTGGAAAGCTAAGACAACAGGAATTTGTACTCAATTAAACTTTACTGCTGCTGGTCAAGCATTATTTAGATATGCTGACAGCACTAGTGCAAATGGTGTTATTAGTTGGCAAAATACTTTAGAAATAAATACTGATGGTACTGTAAAAATTGGTGTTAAAGATACAAACCCAAATAATGCTTGGGCATTAAGATGTTTTAATACTCATGGAACTCATGCAACTATAGAAGGTTGGAATGATAATAGTGGTGGTAAAAACTTAAATCTATTTAGATATGATGATGCTTCAATATTCCAAGTAAGTAATGGTGGAGCAGTATGGGCTGCTGGTGGTTATACTTCTGATAAAGCATTTAAAAATATAATAGGTGATTGTACTGAAGGTTGGAGTAAACTTAAAGACGTTCAACCTAAATCTTACAGATATAAAAATATTCATTATGAAGAAAAAGATGGTGAAGAAGTTGAAGTATTTGGTGATGATGATTTAGATAGCAATATTCATTATGGTGTTATAGCTCAAGATTTAAAAAAGGTTTTACCTGATATTACTTATGGTGAAGAAGGTAAAATGTCAGTAGATTATCATGGTTTACTTATGGTTGCTATTAATACTATTAAAGAACTAGAAGCAAGAATAACAGTATTGGAGAATAAATAATGGCATTATCAAAAATAATAACTGCAAGTTTAAATGATGACGCAGTTACAAATGCAAAAGTTGGAGATGATGTAGCTGTTGGTAAACTTATTACTAAAATTACAGCAAGTAATGATGCAACTGTTTCGTTTGGTAGTAGTTCAATAACTGATGATTTTGATATTTATGATGTAGTAATTGATCAATTAAAACCAGCAACTGATAGCACAATGTTGGAAGTTAGAATGGGAGTTGAAGGTACAACTGGTGTAGATACTGGAATGAGTTATAATTACTTTTTAAAACAAAAATATATGACACATAGTGGTTCTCTTTTTGGTGCGTTATTTTATGATGTTGTAGATGACAGTATTCGTTTAAATAGTGGCAATAATTCAAATACTAGATTAGGCAATGCTTCCACTGATTACTTTAATGGTCATTATCGTTTTCACAATTTAAGAAGTACAACCTCAGTAAAAGCTATAACAAATATAGACCAATTTATGAGAAGTGCTACAAATGCTTATGTTACTTATGGTTTAGAGATGTTTCAAGCTGGTTTTGAAAATTCTTCAGCCAAAGTTGATGAAATACAATTCTTTATGAGTAGTGGCAATATAACATCTGGAACAATATCACTATATGGGATTAAATTATAATGAGCGAAGTTTTATATAAAAATGTAGATGGCATTAGAACAAAATTAACTGATGCAGAAATTGAACAAAGAAAAAAAGATGAGCAACAAGCAATAGATGATGCTCCAAAATATAAACTTATGGAAATACGAAGTAACAGAGAACCACTGTTATTAGAAGCTGACCATAAAATAAATACACTATTGGATAATGGTGGCGATACAACTGCATGGCGAAAGTATAGACAAGAGCTTAGAGATATTACTAAGGCTTCTGATTTAAATAATATAACATGGCCAACTAAACCAGAATAATGAAACTTTCAACGGAGACTAAAATGTCACAAGAACAAAAATTAGAGATTGCTTTAGCTAGACTAGAAGAAAGAGTTGAAGCTATGCAAGAAGACATGAAAGAAATGCGGGATAGTGTTAAAGATTTAAAAGCTACTGCTAACCGTTGGAGAGGCGCCTTCTGGTTAATGATGGGATTAGGAGGTTCAATAGGAGTACTAAGTAATTTAGCTTCAGGCTGGATGAAGTAATGTTATGGGTGCTAATTGTATTCTTAGCAAGTAAAGAACAAGAGCCCGTATATTTTAATAACTTAGACACTTGTTTAGAATATTCTAGGAAAGTTGCACAACAAAATCACAATCAAAGAATAGCAGGGGACAAAATATATGTGAAAGCATACTGTATACCGAGGAAGAAAGACTAGAGAGGTATAATATATGGATCCTGTAACAGCTCTCGCAACGGCCTCAACCGCCTTTGCGTTAATTAAGAAGGGCTTCCAAATGGGAAAAGATGTCGAGTCAATGTACGGCGACATAGGACGATGGATGGGTGCAGTCTCTGATGTAAATCAATCAGCTAAGATGGCAAGTAATCCACCGGTATTTAAAAAATTATTTGCAGGTAGTAGTGTGGAACAAGAAGCTATGGATGCTTTTGCTGCTAAAAAGAAAGCAGAAGCTATGGAAGAAGAATTACGTAATTGGATTAATTTAACACATGGTCCAAGTGCATGGCAAGATCTTTTAAAGATGCAAGTTAAAATACGGAAGCAAAGACAAGAAACCTTATATAAACAAGCTGAGCTGCGTAGAAACCTTCTTCAAGTAGTAGGAATCGTTTTACTTGCAATCGTATTTGTAGGGTCTATCGTAGGGACTTTATGGATGCTAGTTCAGCGAGAGATACTTTGAAATATGCACATAAACAATATAAATTAGAAATAAATAAAGATCGAGGAAAATTTTATAATAATAATAAATTAATATTCCATGGATTTGCGTTTAAAGCATTGATGATGTTTATAGATAATTGTGATGATGATAATGTAAGATGGAAGTTTCAACCACAATTAACTATGAGAGAGCAATGTAAATTTAAAGAGAGGAGGAAAGATGACAAGGAGAAAACTTTATGAGGTATTTAATACTGCCTATATTATTATTAGCGGGTTGCCGAACAGATTTTTCGGATATTGTTACGGGTGCTGGCGCTTCTGGCGCTGCGGCTGTTGCAAGTCTGATGACGTCAAGTCCTGCAATAGTTGCAGGTGTGACTGCGGGTGGTGCCCTGGCTGGAAGCATAGCAGTGGATGATGCGCCTATAACTGCTGCCGACTATGGTGGTGAAGATGGACAGATAAATTCTTTTTATGAGCTAATGTCTTTCGCTATTGCAAACTTTATGCAACACATGATTGGTATTGCAGTTGTTGTTGGAGTACTATGGATATTAGCAGGTTACTTAGGTGCCAGAAAGAAGCGTCCAGAAGAGAAAGCATTAGAAGCTCAAATAAATGTATTAGTTGATAAAATTGGTAAAATGAAAGACTAATTAAATGTCCCCTATAACATCGTAATTTTAGGGGGTGCAATAATGCATAATACAGAATATTTAGGACCAGAATCATCTATATCAAAAGAAATAGATGAAATGAAATATAGACAAAAAGACGAAAGCTTTGATGAAAAAATTAAAAGAATATCAAGAACTTTATCAGATGATGATGAACATCGATATAAGCTAGAAGATATATTAGGCAATATGAGATTCTTACCAGCAGGTAGAGTACAAGCTGCTATAGGATCTAATAGAATTACAACTGCATATAACTGTTTCGTGTCAGGAGTAATCGAGGATAACATGAACAGTATAATGGAGAAGGCCAGTGAAGCTGCTGAGACAATGCGTAGAGGGGGTGGGATTGGTTATGACTTTAGTCGCATCCGACCAAGAGGTGACAAAATTAAATCGCTCGATAGCCAGGCTAGCGGCCCTGTTTCCTTCATGGGTATCTTTGATGCTGTGTGTCAAACCATCGCTAGTTCAGGACACAGACGTGGGGCGCAGATGGGTGTCCTCAGAGTCGACCATCCGGATATTGAAGAATTCATTATGGCTAAACGTAATTCTGATAAGCTTACTGGTTTTAATATTAGTGTTGGTATAACTGATAAATTTATGGAGGCATTGACTAATGATTTGGATAGCAGCTTTACGTTGGAATTCCAGGGAAAGCCATACAGAACAATATGCGCAAGAGACCTTTGGGATAAAATCATGGATAGCACTTGGGACTGGGCTGAGCCTGGTGTTTTATTTATTGATCGCATAGGTGAAATGAATAACCTTTATTACTGTGAAGATATATTTGCTACAAATCCGTGTGGTGAACAACCACTACCACCGTATGGCGCGTGCTTACTAGGTTCATTTAATTTAACAAAATATTTAGATGAAGAACAAATTGCAGGTGGTGAAGTAGCTGAATCACATTTTGAATTTGATTTCAAAAGATTTAAATCAGATATATACGAAGTAGTAAGAGCTATGGATAATGTTATTGATAGAACTATTTATCCATTAAAGAAACAAGCTGACGAAGCTAAAGATAAAAGAAGAATGGGTTTAGGTGTTACTGGTTTAGCAAATGCTGGTGAATTACTTGGTAAGCCCTATGCTTCTGAAGATTTTATGACATGGGCTGAAAAAGTATTTGCATGTTTACGTGATACTACATATAAAGCATCTGCATTATTAGCAAAAGAAAAAGGTGCATTCCCATTATATAGAGAAGATTATTTAAAATCAAACTTTGTTCGAGGATTACCAGCTTCAGTTAAAAAATTAATAAGAGAACATGGAATTCGTAATAGCCACTTAACTTCAATAGCACCAACAGGTACTATTAGTTTAGTTGCTGATAATGTTAGCGGAGGTATTGAACCTGTATTTAGTCATTACTATGATAGAACTATACAAACTTTTGAAGGGCCTAAGACAGAGAGAGTAAAAGATTATGCTTACAATAAAGGAATCGAGGGACGTGGAGCTAATGATATAAATGTTAATGAGCATTTGGCTGTACTATTATTGGCACAAAACTATATAGATAGTGCGTGTTCAAAAACCTGTAATGTAGGTGATGAAGTTACATATGAAGATTTCAAACAAGTTTATGTTGATGCCTGGAAAGGCGGGGCGAAAGGATGTACCACGTTTAGACTTAGTGGTAAACGATTCGGAGTCCTTCAAACCGTGGAAGAAAAAGAGAAGAACACAAATGCGATTAAGACAGTTGAGGAAGAGGAGCAAGTTGAGGCTTGTTTTATAGATCCTCAAACTGGTCAAAAGGAATGTGCTTAAGGAGAATTAAATGGCTGAAAAAGTTATATCAATAGATAATCTTACTCAGATAGGAGTTGTTAAAGATACTCCTACTGTAGGATTAGCACCAAATACTTTTACAGATTTAAGAAACGTTAGACTTAGAGATAACGCAGTATTTAAAATAAAAGGTGAAACAGATATAGCTAATGGTAATTTAAATCCAACGTTTACTGTTGAAAATGGTTCCAGTACAAAAGGCTTAATTAAGTTTGTAACTCATTGGGCAAACCCTAATAAAGATTATTATGTATATGTAATACAAGCAATTAATAGTAATGATAATACCACTTATAATAGAGTTATTGTTAGAGATCCTCTTACAAATACAGATGTAGATGTTACACCAGAAATTGGTGCTAGTAATAGAGGTTTTTCAGATACAGGATATTGGCAATCAACTAATTTTGCAGGTGGTTTTTGTTTAATATTAAATAATGGAGTAGATGAACCTCATTATATTTTAGATACTGCTAACAATACTTCAGGTATTAATTCATTAATGACATTAGCTAAATTACCTGGTTGGGATTCATATAACGCAGCACAAAAAGTGTTAGAGGTTACGTATAAAGATAAGTATGGTACAACTGCGGAAACAATTGTAAAAGATGCAGGGCTATTTGATTTAGGCGTACTTGTAGATTTTTCAACTTCTGTATTACATGTAAGTAAACAAACTCCAGGAGAAACAAGTACTGAAGTAGGATTAGTTACTGCAATAGGAGCTACTGGTAGTGGTACACTTGGTGCTGAAGATTTTGTACCTGGAGCTTTACCTGACCCAGTACCAGCTAGACCTGAAGGTAGTGCTACTACATTTAGCTATTGTGTATATAATTCGAAAGCAGGTGGTAAAGGAACTACACTAATTAATTTATCAAGAAAAACAGGTAGTAGTGCTCCATTTAACGAAGTATTTAAACCAGGAGATGTAATAACTGTAAATGTTGTTTCTAGAAATCCTGTTAAAACAACTTGTGGTGTTATAAGAAGTTTTAATAATATATTAATAGCTGGTAATTTAAAAGAACAAAATACTGTTTCAAATACTAATGTAATAAGAAAACTTACTGGAGTTGTAAGAACATCTGATGTTGCTGCACCTGGAGGCTTACCACAAAACTGGAATCCATTTGCTGGTGGCGCAAATACTGCAGATGAATTTACTTTATCAGATACTTCTGTGATACAAGATCTTGTTCCTTTATCAGGTAACATGTATATATACACAACTGATTCTATTCATGCTGCTAGGTTGACAGGAAATCCACTAGCACCTGTTTCTTTTTCTCCTATAACAACACAATATGGTTGTCAAACCACTGACGGTGTTTTAGAGTTTGATGGCAGACATTTAGTTGTTGGTAGTAATGATATATACTTATTTTCAGGAAATCCTGGTAATATTCAATCAGTATCTGATATGAGAGTAAGAGATTACTTTTATAAAAATTATAATGCTGCTTCGATTAATTCGTTATTTATATTAAGAAATCAAGCAAATGAAGAAATATGGATTAACTATCCTAAAGGAAGTAACACTAAATGTACTGAAGCATTAATATATAATTATAAATTAAATAACTGGACTATACGAGATTTAAATAATGTAGTCTCAGGTGTTGTTGCTCCTGTTAAAGGTAACTCAGATGATGATAGACCTTGGGCTTCTGGTGTATTAAGTCAAAGTAAACTATTTCCAGTATTTGCACAAGCTATAGCTAATAATAATAATAGAATAATAGCTGCTGATATTGGTTATCAATTTCAAATTAACGGTAGTGCAGCTAACTATACATCGCATATTGAAAGGTTATCTTTATCAGTAACTCCTGAATTTTATACTGAGCAATTTAATAATATTGCTTTATTAACTCAACAAGAGTCTAGTGATAATACAAATAATAATACTAGTACTTTAAAAATTAAAACTGAAGTAAGTAATTATCCTTCTGATCAACCAAATTTAAATAGTGGTGCAAGTACAATACTTGAATCTTCTTTTAAAATATTCGGATCTTATAAATCTGATTTAAGAAGACAAGGAAGATTTTTACATTATAGAATAGATGATTCAAATAATACAAATAAAAAGTGGAGTATATCAGGAATTCAATTAGCAGTACAGGATGGAGGAACTAGATAGTGACTATTATTGAACCTTCTCAAAATCCAAATAAAACAGATGCTGATGCAGCTTGGGAAAAAGAAACAACTAATGCTATTAATGCTTTGCAAAATCAAATACAAAATCTAGGTTCTGGTGTAGTATCTGGTAATAATAGAATATTAGTTTATGCTACAGATGCAGCTGGTAGTGATATGAGTTATGAACAAAAATCTTTATCAGGATTTTCAGCTGTATTAAGTTATGCAGGAGACTTACCTACACTTCCTATATCTGGTCTTGTATTTTCACCGTTTTCAGATACTGAAGTTAATACAACTATTAAACAATATATTAGAACAACAACAGTACAAACAAGTGCTCCACCAGCTGTAGGTACTTATAATACTAGAACTGGTGAATGGAGTAAATCTGTTGGTTGGCAGAAAACAATACCACAAGCAGATAATGTACCAACATGGGTATGCCATGCAGTAATTTCAGGTTCTGGTAATGTTGCTATAAACTGGACTAACCCAACTTTATTTTATTCTAATAATAGAGCTACTGGTGTAGTATATTATACTGAGCCTCAAGCAGCTACTCCATCTAAACCTACTGCTACAGACTTTAGCTTTACTACATTTGTTATGACTTTTGGTAATATGGAAAGTGGTGCTGCTAACAAATGGCAACAGCAACCATTTTCTTATGATGTTACAGACACATTAAAGAAACAATATACTTGTGAATACATAGCTGAAAAACATCCAGGCTCAAATACTGCGACTGTAACGTTTAGTAGTCCAAGAGGTTATGTAGGTATTGCAGATGATTTAGAATCTAATAACTATCAAGCAGGCCAGGATGGATGGAAAATTAAAAGAGATAATGGTTTTGCAGAGTTTGGCAGTGCTGCTATTAGGGGTACTTTATCAATAGGACAAATACCTGCTGCAGCTCAAAATAGTAATGTTACTGCTGGTAGTATTGGTGCTGTAACTCCTGGTGAATTAAGTGCTAGTGGTCCAAGTGGTACTGTTATTAACGGTGATAGAATAACTACCGGTACTTTAAGCGTAGATAGACTTGCTAATAACTCTATTGGTATGACTCAAATTGCTACGACGTTACAATCAAGTAACTATAATACAGCTAATCAAACTGGTTGGCAAATAAAACAAAATGGTGATTCAAGATTTTATGGGACTGTTATATCACGGCAAGTATTAGCAGCTTCAGGATCTTACCCTATTCCATTAACACATACTACTGTTTTAGGTGCTTATTACCATTTATATACTTATTATGTTCCTGTTCCTGGCTTAGCCACCACTGCTTGGTTAAATACAAGTAAAACTTATGTAGCAGTTTCAGGTATTACAGGTGCTGCTGTAGGAGGAAACAACGCTCATATTCCTAATGTTGATTGGGGATGGCAAACTAATATAATACTTAACACTACTTGGGGTGGAGGATCAGGCATTACTGCGTTTACTGGTCTATTATTAGAAGTTAAGTTTTATGGTAGAGGTGTATCTTATGTACAAGGTACACTTCAATGGAAAGTATTTGAGGTAACATAATGGATTATAAAAAAGGACAAGTAATAAGTGCAATACATAATGAGCCTAGTCTTCTTTATGATAAAGATGCTATTACTATACACACTGTTGGTGATATAACTGAAGAAAATACAGAAATATTAATTAAAACTTATCAAACTTCTGATAGTGATTATGAAGAAGGTGTTAAAATTTATAAGGAATTTCATAAATTATGATTAGATTAATAGAGGATAACGATACATTAGACGCTATACGTTTAATGAAAGAGTATGTTACAATTAACGGTGAGTTTCATGGTTTTGAATATAATGAAGCTGTATGGATGAGATACTTTTTAGATATAGTTGAATATCAAAAAACAAATCCGCATTACTTAGCAATAGGTTATTACACTGAACATAACATACAAGGATTTTTAACAGCACAATCATATAATAATTACTATAATAATAAATATATAATGGATGTTAAAGATTGTATTGTAAATTTAGAAAACAAAAATAATGCTTATGTAGTATATAAATTATTTGATGCTATGATAGAGCATACTAAAAAACATGGTGGTAAACACTGGAGGGCAGACTCAGTGAGAGGGGAAAGTGATTCATTGAGATATGGAAAACTATTAGCAAAAAGATATAATGCTAAATTAAGTACTTCGATAAGAGGTATCATAGGAGAATAAATTATGGGTGGAGGAAGAAGCGCGCCACAACAAACTGTAACTACTTCCGGTATAGATGAAGAGTTTAAGCCTTATCTTGAAGAAGTTTTAGCAGACGTAACACAAAGATATAAAGATACTAAAGGAGATCCAGATTCTATAGTAGCCGGTATGACACAAGCACAGAAAGATGCATTAGCTGCTCAAGAATCTTTATCTAGGGAAGCAATGGCTGGTGATCCCGATAAAAAAGATATGTACCAGAGAGCTCTTGGTGGTACTGGTGAATACGATTATACTATGGCACGTAATAGAGATATGCAAAATGTTTTAGGATCTGCAGCTGGACAAGCAGCTTTAGGTGGATCATTAGGTTCTGCACGTGCTGAAAAAGCTATGCAAGGAGCGTTAGCTGATAGATCAATGCAGTTTCAACAACAAAGACAAGCAGATGTAATGTCAGGTTTAGGAATGAAAGATCAGTATATGGCAGGAAGAGCTGCTGGTATTAAAGGTTTAGGAGATGTTGGAAGTGCTAGACAGCAATATGCACAGCAAAGATTAGATGCTCCTGATACAGCAGCAGCTAGATACTTTGGTTATTTAGGATCTGCCCCACAAAAACAAACACAAACCACAACTGGTGGTGGAGGTAAATAATGGTTGTACAATTAGCTAGTCCTTATGACGCCGAAAGAATAAAACAAATGGCTGCTCAAAAAGCAAGATTTCAACCAAATCCTGGACCAGTAGCAGCTCAAAAACCTGGTATGTTAGAAACTGTAGGTACTACTGTAGGTAGTAATGTATTAGGTAAAGTTGGTGAGGCTGGTATGTCAAAGCTAGGTACCATGGCAAAAGCTAAAGGTACAGAAATGTTAGCAGGTTTAAATACAGCTGGTGCACCATTAGGAGCTATGCTTCCTGGAGGAGCTACAGCAGGAGCAGCTGGTGCTGGATTTATGCCAATGATGGCTGCGGCTGCACCATGGTTAGCAGGTGCTGCTGTATTAGGTAAAGCATTTAAGCTATTTAATATGGGTGGTTTAGTTGGACCGTTAGGTAATTTATCAAAAGTAAAATATAAAACGCATGGTGGGGATGTTACACACGAGTACGAAATAAATATGGGACCTTTATCTAAAGGAGTTTAATATGAAATATAAAGCCACTCAAAAAGACCGCTATGGTAATATGAAATCTCTAGAAATCACAATGGATAATCAGCTAGAAGTTCCTCCTATGGCTTCAGCTGTACCCATGTACGATCATCCTGGAGAACCTAAAGGCACTGATACTGTACCAGCTTGGCTTACTCCTGGCGAATTTGTTGTTAATAAAGAAGCCACTGATTTATTTGGACCACAAATTAAAGAAATGAATGATATAGGTAGAGAAATTCAAAATGGTGAAATACCTATGTATGCTATGTCAGGTAAAAAAGTACAAAGCATGCTTGACCAAATTATGAGTTCTGAAAAAGCTAAAGGTGGTGGGGATCAGTTTACTCATTATAAAGGGGATAAGCCTACCAAATATGGAATTACTTTAGAAACATATAGAGAACATATAAATCCAAAAGCAACTATAGAAGATCTTAAAAAGCTGACAGAAAAAGGTGCTAAAGATATTTTTAAAAAATACTATTATGAAAAATATAAAATAAATCAGCTTCCTGATTATATGCAACATAATGTTTTAGATATGGCTATTAATGCAGGACCTGGTAATGCTATTAAATTATTACAACAAGAAATAAATAGTACATTACCTGAAGGATCAAAGATAGATGTTGATAATTTTATAGGACCTCAAACACTTAAAGCTGCAAAAAATTATGCTAATAAAAATGAATTTGATAATTCATATGGAGTAGCACGATTAAACTATTATAATCAGGTAGCACAAAACAATCCTGAAAAAAGTAAATTCTTAGAAGGATGGCAAAATAGAACTAATAAATTTATAGAGCCTAGAGAAATATCTTTACCAGTTCCTAAACCAAGTAGGGATGCTGAAGGAAATGTTATATCTCCTAATTTGGAGGTTGAGAAACCAACCGATATTCCCAAGCCTAATGAAGACTCCGGGGGATTTAGTTTGTTCAATCTTTTTAAGCGTAGCAATTCTGATGACAATGTGCCTACGATAGCAGATATGAATGAACAAGCAACTGAAAATCCTTATAAGTCATCTTTTGTAGTTGCTAAAAATAGAGGTGGTGAAATTCCACAGTACTTAGAGCCTGGAGATAAAGTAAAAGAAATAATTGAAAACTCTAGAAATTTAGAAAATATATATAGTGCTCCTCCAAATGATGATATGTATTCAGGAGTAGGTAAAGTTTTTCATCCTGATCCTACAATTAATAAAGCACTTCAAGAAGCAACAGCGGCTGTTGCAAGAGATACAAGTCAAGAAGATGACTTAGGTAATGTTGCATCAGCAGTTCCTACAATTCCAGAGGTTCCTGTTTATGATCCTCAAGGAATAGGAGAAGGTATGTCTGATGAAGAGTTTAATAAAATACAAGCTCAAGGACAAGACTTAGAAACAATGACTGCTGGATATGAAGGTGCTTATTCTCCTTTACTTAAAGATGTAGACTTTGGTAGTGGTAAACCAAAAGACTATAGAAAAATTGGTGATAAATGGTATAGAGTTAGAGATGGTAAACTAGGTAGTAGGTTTGAACCTGGTACATTAGCATCTGATTCTGTAAAATCTCTTCAAGCAATGAATTTAGATAGAATGCTAAATCAACCACCTCCTCCTTCAGAAGAAGAAGTTAAAGCTATGGCACAATCTGCGATGGGTAATGCAGGTATAGGTAGTAAAGTTATTACACCAGCTGCAGAAGTATTTATGGGAATGGGTACTGATGATGGTACTATCATGAGTAATATGGAAGAAGTTTCAAATAAAAAGAAA